AGCGGAAACGTAAGGCAAAGATTACCAAAGGTGCGGAACAGTCATGAGTGAGACACACGTAAAGAATGACAACGGAGTATTGCGGTACCCGGTGGTCATGGATAAATACGGCGCACGGCCAGTTGTAGAAGACAGCGCACTGGCGTCAATGCCTGTGCTTGGGGACGGATGCGTTGTGCTTCTCTCCACATACGGCAGTGATCAGTCTATTGCAGACACTGCACGGGTTTCCTACGGCAAGGGCACCAAGAAGAGCAGCAATGACCGGGCGCTGTTGCGGTACCTGATGCGGCATCGTCATACCAGCCCGTTTGAGCACGCTGAGGTGTCGTTTTATCTGAGGGTGCCCATCTTTGTGATGCGGCAGTTGGTGCGCCACCGGACGGCAAACATCAATGAGTACAGCGGCAGGTATTCAGAGATGCTAGACGAGTTCTACGTGCCCACTGCGTCACATATGGGGCATCAGTCTTCAACGAACAAGCAGGGGCGTGAGGGGTCATTCTCCAGTGAAGACGCACATGCAGCGGGTACCCTGATGTACCACGCGCAGCAGAAGTCCTATGACACCTACCAGGAACTCCTTAACATGGACCTGTCACGGGAGCTAGCTCGGACTGTCACCAGTGTGGGGATGTTTACTGAGCTCTACTGGAAGTGCGATCTCCATAATTTCCTGCATATGCTGAAGCTTCGCACTGATGTGCATGCGCAGCAGGAGATTCGTGATGTGGCTAACGCCATGTATGCCTGCATTACGCCGTTCTTTCCTGACACCATCTCGGCGTGGGAAGACTACGTGCTGAATGCCCACACGTTTAGCTCGCATGAGCTGAGGATCTTGGCTGATTTAATCAACTGGCGGGAATACACCATGTACGGTGTAAGCAAGAGCGCTGGAATGTCTGACAGGGAGCTGGTTGAATTTCAGGGGATGCTGAAGAAGCTAGGTAATCTCTAAGAGGTGTCCGCAGGAGCACCTGTATGCTCCCACGGACTTATGTGTATGCGAGCAGCGGATTAACCTCTTCATGTGAGCCAGTCAAGGCGATGAATGTCAGCAACACTGACAGAGTTAAGAGGAACCGCCGCCGCATACAGCATAGTCGGTCTATTGGCAGGCTTAGGTCAACTGTACTCTGATCTGCCACTCCCACTTCAGGTGCGCTGCTTCACGATCTTGGATGAAGTTAGCAAGCCCATAATCACCTGCCGATTCCGCAAGCCCCCGAACATAATTCAGATGCACTCTTAGCTTCTTGTTGAGTTCCTGTAGCTCTGTGAGGAGCTTCTGGGAATCACCGTTCTTGTGCACGTTAGTCTGGTCTGTGCCGTAACTGAGCACACGAACCAGGTCTACAGGGGCCATCTGATTGTGCTGCCGAATGGACTCAGCAATGTGGTCAATCGAGCTGAAGACGTCTTCGTAGATGTCACTGAAGAATTTATGCAGGGACACAAACTTCTCCCCCTCGACGTTCCAGTGCGCTGAGTGGGCTCTGAAGTACATGACGTAGGTGTGGCCCAGCAACTGCTTTAATCCAGATACCAATTGTGTGTTTGCTGATTCTGCCATTACTTGCTCCTAATGTTATCAGTGCCCTTGGAGTGGGTATCGAACCACCAGAGGGCAATGATGTGCCACGCTGCACAGATGAGGTGGTGGGTGCCTGTCTCCTCATCATGGGTTTCTCCGTGCTTCCATTGGCTGAAGTGGCGACTAAAGGCGTCCTCGCTGAGACTCCAGTTGTAGCCCTTCTCCCAGTTACGGTCTTCGTACTTTCTTGCACCCACCCCGTAGTGTGTTGCCAAAGCCCACAGGAAGTCTGCAGGGATCAGGCTGAAGCGTTGGGGTTTCTGCCCCTTCTCCCCACCTGTCAGGGGATCCTTTATACGCACCTCGCCTAAGGAGCAGCCGTGCGTGCATTTACCTCCGGGCTTATGGTCTTCCTCGCTGCAGCCACAAGATTTACACAACATCTTTTAGCGCCTCCCTCAGTGAGCTGACGTCCATGTTAAAGATTCCCCGGTAGCCTTCATTATAGGGGCGCTTAAAGAGGGCAGTCTTTACGGCTCCACTTTGGTTCATCAAGTTATCAATCCGGTCGTCAATGATCATGGAAGCTGTCACTGCTTCACAGAAGAGTTGCTTGTCCCCACTGATGACCACTGTGGGATTCTTGAAGCCATGCTGCGCTAGCCACGCTTCGGATTCCATCTTGGCTGTCTTTCCTGGCCGTGTGGTGAGGAAGTAGATATCCCACGCATCACGCTTGGAGTTGAGTAGCTCCAAGTCTTCCCATGCTGTAGCGTAGGGGAACAATCCGCGCCAGAAGACGCCACTGTTTCTTACCTCAGTCCACGCCTTGATTTCGTCGTCTGCAGAATACCCATAGTGGCTAGGCCAGTCCCACACTGAAGGAAACAGCGTGTCGAATGGGTCAAGCTTTACTGTGGGGTTGATGCTACGGAGTAGCTTAGCGAACCCTGAATTGAAGTCCACTAAGCAGCCGTCTAAGTCACATGCAATTATGTTCTTCACTCGGGTAGCACCTCAATAAATGTAATACGGCTTGCTGGGTAGAGACGATTGGGCTTAATCCACACGCCCTTGAGAAGGATCTCCTCTGCGATGTTGTGGATAAGCTCGTCCTTGCGGTACGTAAAGTCTACTGTTGAATCATCTGTGTGCACACGGATAATAGGCATTTAGTCCTCATATGCAGCCACAAAAGCCCGGGCCATCTGGTCCACAATCCGCTCGTAGGCTATGTAAGCTGGGCTCTTATGGTCAATCTTGATGCCCAAGTCCTGCACCGGCATGACAACATGCAGAAGTTCATGGACAAGGACCACCTCTAGGTTGTCTTCTCCTGGTTTAATCTCTCGCGGATTAAGTAGCAGGATATGCGCTCTCTTCTTGGTGTCGTAGCAGTGGCATGCACCCAAGACGTCCCCGTCAACACGGTCAATGATGTCGCTGCGGTCTACAATCTCGACGTCAATGTCCCAATCTTGGATGCGGAGGCGCTTCTGCCACTTTAGGAGTAGTGTACGAATCTGCTTTGGTGTCATCCTCGTAGCATCTCCTTTTCCTTGGAGTCTGCGAGGCGCTCTAGGGCTTTTCTAATGCCGTTCAATACTGCAATCAATTCGTCAATAGATACAGAATCCATAATATGAGTCCTTTGCAAAATCCGTGCCTACTTCATGGAGGCCCAGGTTTGTCCAATCTTCGATTCACTGCCGATGGTGAGGTAGTCACCCATGCCCCATGCAGGGTCTAACCGCATTTCAGGGATGGGGGCTTCCATTTCGATCCGAACCAGCTCGTCTGCCATCTCTACGTGCTCTGTCGGCACCATTAGGAACATGGCGTCATGAATAAAGAGCCGCAGCCACTTTGCTAATGTGTCAGGGTGCTTGTAGAAGCAGTTCTTCAGTGCCCTTTTCCCGATGAGGGCGGCGTTTGACTGTGGACAGAAGGCAATCAGGCGCTTGGCGTCGTCGCCGTAGTTCCACACCCATTCGTTACCCTGCTTTTCCCAGCTGAGTACCTGATAGAAGCGGTGCGTGTGACCAAAGGCGTTCTGGACTACTGCAGACTTGTCTACCTGCAGGCACAGCCTCTTGTGCCACTGCTCGATTTCAGGGAACAGCTCATAATAGAAGCTTAACACCATGGCAGCGTCCTTGGGGCGTGGAAACCACTGTGGTGTGTCTTCACTCATGTGCTTCGGGCCAATGTGATAGTTCGCTGAGTGGATAACCTTCTTACCCACTTGGCGTTCGTCCTTGAAGCGCTTCTTGATGCCGTGCAGAGCACCTGCAAGGTCAGCGTCAGACCAGGAAAGCTGCGGCAGGTCTGCAGCAGGAAGAATCCCCATCCGGTTAAGATTGTATGCAGTAAAGTAACTGTGTAGGTCAATCTTGGCCAGACGAGTAACTGCCTGAGAGCCTGCCTCGTAGCCCACCAGCACCGCTTCGATGCCGCCGAAGTCCCGCTCCAGAAACGTATACCCAGGAGGCGCAACGAACATCTGTTTAACGAGCTTCTGGATGTCGCTGTCATCGCCTCGCGGGATGTTCTGCAGGTTCGGTGACACCATTGATGAGCGGAGCGTAGAGGGGCTGTGCCGGAAGATACCGTGTACGTTGCCGTCACGTCCTGTCGGGAAGCCCCCTTCAAGCTTGCCGTTCTCGATGTATCCAATGTAACGGCTGCTAATGGTCTGTAGTTCACGGAACTCCAGCACTGACGGGTAGACCCTGTCCTCTGGGTGGCGTCCCATGAGCTTCTTAATGGCCTTCTCGTCTGTAGTGGGCTTCTTCTCATCTCCCTTGCCTACGAAGATAAGGGGATGCTTCTTGGCCTGCTGATACTTGATGATGCCCTTGGTGGAGGGGACAAACCGCCCCATCTTGGCCCACCGCTTCTCTCCCTCTAGTCGTTCGACGGGGTGAGCTCCTGCACAGGGGTTGGATTCGACCTCTGTGTAGAGTTGCCCTTCACAAGGGTTAGGTGACTTCTTGCTGGCTTTGACGTGGGCTGCTGTCCATTTGGAGCCGCACCGGGTGCACTGTTTGACTGGCTTTGCCTTGAAGTGAGCTTTCTTCGGGGCGCTTTCGTTGCAGGCAGAGCAGTAGATGTTAGTGATTCCATTAAAAGTGACCTCTGTAAGTCCTGACGTGTCCTTAGGGGGCTTCTTGTAGCCCTCTTTGGGAGTAATCGGCTTAATGCTCTGAGGAACCAGTGAATTAATGCGCTCAAGGACTTCAGCTTTCTTCTCTGTGAGCATTTGTGCTGAGTTGAAGCGCATCTTTGCGTCAATCGGCATGCCTGCCCGAGTCATCTCGGCGTAGACTGGGTCCAATTCGAGCACGAATTCCTGGTACACACGGTAAAGGTTGTGCTTCTTCAGTAGCTCAATGGTGCCTCTCAGGTTGGACCCTGCTGAGTCCGCATCGACAGCGTTGTAGAAGGCTGGCTGGGAACCCGACAGGTGCTTCCACATGCGTAGGTTCTTGCGGAACCACGGCGTGACGAAGTTCAGGGACTTCTTCAGGTCACTATTGAGGATGTGCCATGCGTCCATGCCGTCATGGGATGCGCCCCCGATGGTGATACCCTGCGAAATGATGCGTGGTTGGTCATAAGAACCGTTCCACCAGCACTTGGCAGCGGGATGGTTCAGCAACCGTTCATGAACCAAGCGATAAGGACCATCCCAAGGAATCGAGAGAGCATGTCCATCACGATAAGAATAGCCACACCGCAGAATAATGTAGTCGCTATTTGATTCAAGATCCAGCTCGGCCTCGTCAGCATCTTTTCCTGGAGTCTCGATGTCAGCTGAGAGAAATAGGTCAGGATGCGATTCATAGTATTCCTCGAATTTATTGACCCATTCGTGGGCTTCAGCTGGTGTGCAGTCTAGGGTGTAATCCCCGACTTCGTAGGAGTAGCCGTAACGGGCGTTTTCAACAGCACGCTGCAGGCAGAAGATCAATGACTGCGCCCATGCCGTCTGGCCTCGCAGGATGAAGCTTGGGTGCACAGTAGGAGTGACCCAGCAGTTGTACTTCTCGCTCCAGAAGGTGTAGCCTACGACCCCCTTGCTCTTCTTGGAGTCTAGTAGGCCTACACCGTGCTGATTGGCGATCTCAGGTAGTACACGGTGGAATGCCGTAGCGCCTAACGTGACAATGGCCTTGGGTTTCATTTCTGTGATGGCCTTGTCAAGGTTAGGCGAGCAGTGGTTGATAGCGTCCTGCATGTACCACATACCGGCCAGTTTGTTGGCTGGCGGTTGGCAAAACAGGACGTTAGCAACCCTGAACTCTTCACGGTTAAGTCCTCCGCGCTGCAGGAGCTTATCAAGGGTGAAGCCAGCTTTGCCTACGAAGGGCTTGCCAGCCGCTGCTTCGTCTGCACCGAGGGCTTCACCGATGATAAGAACTCCATTAGAGCCGGTACCGGTCACCTCCATGAACCCGGTACCGGAGCTCTGTAGCGCACATCCATTGCACGACGACGGTTTGTTAAGCAATCTATCTCCTTAGTTGCTTAACATTATATGCATCAACTGTTCCCTGAGCAATCGCCAATGCTACGGTTGTCCACAATACAGCCTTTGGGTGCTTCTCTTTCTGTGATGACAACCAGAGTGCAATGCCGGTGTGCATAGCGCCCTTGACGGCCATGGCTGTGACAATACCGTGGCGGTCAACAATGGGGCGCAGGACGGGGTTCTGTTCGCTGCACTTGTTGGCTCCGTGGCACCAGGAGGTAACACTGGTGTCAATGAAGGCAGCCGTGCCGTAGGCGAAGAACGCGGCCTTAGTTGCTGCTGAGGTCCGTGTCTTCGTCGGCGCTGAATCCATCGGGGTGTTGATTACTGTCCAGTTCCAGATCGATTCCAGCGGAAGTGGGCTGTAGAACCTCGCTTCCGGCTCTGCTGGGAGTGTCGTCCCACTCAGGGGGAGGGGCCGCAAAGAATCCGTCTTCGGTAATGACGGCTCCACCCGTGCTCCCAGTGACGTTACTTCCAGCGTCAGCTGCGGCTGTGCCCATGTTAGCGTTGAGGCTGGTGGCAACAGGAGCATCACTAGGGGGAGCAACGACTTTCTTAGGCTTGACAGGACGAATGAGCTTCTCATAGATTTCTTTTCCTTCTGTAGAGAGTGTGTTAGCGAGCTGGTCTTCCAACCAATACTGCTGCTTCTGAGTGAGACTAAGAACGAGTGCCACGATAGATTCTCCTAAGCTAAAGTGCAGCCCTGCATTAGTTGTTGCATACAGGGTCAAACGGACAGCGACCTGTGACGTAGCAGGAGCCGTGGCCCCTGCAAGGATTGCCTTCAGCCTTCATTCGGTAGAGCAGGGCTAGAATCAGGCGTTGAGTCCCCTGCTGAGGATCCACTTGCAGGGCTTCGTTCAGCATCTCCTGTGCTTTCTTCTGCATCCATTCCTGTGACATGTGACGGCTCCTGTAGTGAGGCTACGTAGCGTGTGTATTCCTTGGCGACCCAATCAACAATTAATCGGCTGCCTGCTGTAAGGCCTGCCGTGGGTGCTTCGATGCCTTGGAGATGCTGGTACGCTGCATTTGCATAAATCCTGCCAGCGCTGCGGCGGAACTTTCGCGGCACCTCGCCCAGGATTTGTCCAATGGCTCTCTCGCTGAGGACACGCAGGACAGCCTTAGTGGACTGTTTAGATGACATAGTCGTCCTCACCTGCGGACATCTCTTCAACGATGGCGGCCAGGAACTGGTCGGCGTCAGTGATTTCTTCAATGCGGGGGGCTGGTGCAGTGAAGTTGATGCTCTTGATCTTGAGGTCGGTTGAAGCAGGAACAAACGAAATGGACTTAATCTTGAGGTTCATGTGAGACTCCAATATAAAGGTTATAGGTACAGTAAAAGAGGGGTGAAAATGAAAACCCCCGAGCAGTGGGAGGAGACTGCTCAGGGGCTCTCAACAGGCGCAGGTAAGTTCTGCACCCTCTCAGGCGCAGCTAAGGATGGAGCTTAGCGGTGCCAGAGTCTGTAGATGGCTTGACCTCAGGAGTAGGCCGACCCCGCTCTAGAGCAGTGCGGCGTTCTGGGTCAATACGTGGATCCATCGGACGGTTGAAACTCATGTGGTCCTCAGGATCGTGGGTCGATTGCAGGCTCAATGTAGTCGCACTTGCCGCACATCAAAACCGAGCCTGAGGCATGAACCCCAAGACGCCCGTGTGAGGGGTCATTGGCGCAGAGCCGCCCCGTGGTGGGGTTGCTCTGCTGCATGTCAAGTGCATGAACCAATGAGGTGGACATTAAGCGTTCTTCTGGAATGCGCTAACGAAGTAGCGAACCTTGCCGTTGGCAAACCAGCGCTTGCTGGAGTCAAACTCGTCCTTGATCCAGGACTGGGGATTGCCGTTGGCGTCCTTGGGGAAGTTCTCGGCCCCAGTGGTGTTCTCCTGCGTGTCCTTGTTGTAGGCCTCCCAGACGAGCTGGAACTGGAACGGACGGCCTACTGCGGTCTTGAGGATGGCGCGGAGTTCAGCCTCGCTCTTGGGACGGGCATCAATGCCGCACGCACGGAGGAAGTCCATGACCTGCGAGCCGTTGCGCTTGGCGTACTTCTTTGAGGAGAGGCGGGTGAAGCGGACCTGATAGCCATTGGCCTGTGGGTCCATGATCTCAATGCTGTCGAGGACGACCTTCAGGTAGCCCTCCTGTGTGCGGCCGAAGGCGTTGTTGGGGCCGGTGACATCTGTGCCGTCATCGGGCAGCGATGTCAGACGACCGGTGTAGCGCCCTTCAGCGGGAGGGGCGAAGGACTTTGTTGGACCAGCAGAACCGCCATCCTCGTAGTTGTCGAAGTCGAGAATGTCGAAGGGGGTGAGGTCCATCTGCGCTACGTTTGCATCCATTTTTCTAATCTCCAATTAAAGTTAACAAAGACGACAAAGAAAGAAGGTGAAATCAGAGTCCAAGGCGGCGTTTGATTTCGTCTTCCGCTGCTGACTGCCGTTTATCGAGCAGCTCCAAGACTGTGACCAGTGAGGCTGGCTCAATCTTCTGTGGTACTGCAACCGCCGTGCCAGATAGTGGCACCCGGCTGTTTGAGATGCCCTGAGCTAGACCCTTGGACTGCATCTCAACGTGTCGATCAGTATACAGCACGTGCTTGGCTGCCTGACCGGGTAAAACTTCGACGCCAATGCGGAAAGTGTACTTGAACCAGCGGGGGACTTCGCCTGCTTGGGCCTTGCCTGCCGTCTGGGGGCCGACAACCCCGCCGTTGGCGTCATCTTCACCTCGCCGGTCGCCAGCCGTCCAGAGCACGATGCCGGGGAGGAACTGGCTCTGCGTGGACTTCTCAAAGACCTGCTGCTGGACGACTGAGTAATGCGCCATGTTGTTGCTGCCGATCTTGAGATCTCGGTCGCCGTTGACGCCCTTGACGGTAAAGCTGAAGGCACCCCCGCCGCCGACATTGACGCCCTTGGAGGCTGCGTCCGATAACCAAGACATTTCGGCGTCAGCCATGGAGGTCATGCCCTCAAAAGCGTACAGGCCGATCTCGGCATCAACGCCAGGAGCCCACTTGCCGTCAACGAGCTTGTCGCCGCGCACTGCGTGGTCAATCCAGCTGAAGGGTTCACCGAACATGGGGATTGCGTCGATGATGCCTAGCTTAACATAAGGCTTGATTGTTTCCCAGCCGCCTCGGTCTGCACTGTAGAGGCGAGTGCGAAGCTTGCGAGTTTTGAAGATGTATTCGGCCAGTTCACCAATCTGGGCCGTCTTGCCTGCACCAGTGGGGCCAAACAGGAGGATCGTGTTGTTATCGCTGACGACGATTTTGTTGGCGACGTGGTTTGTGAGTGACATGCAGTTCCTTGGTTTAGTTTGATTCAGTTTGGTCTAATGAGTTGAGTATGGTGCTGAATTCATGACGTAGTAGTGTGACTGCATATTGTATGCCGTCAATCTTGCCTAACCGGAAAATAATGTAACCTCCTAACCCTGCGATCGCTGCGCTCAGCAGAGGGTGAATCAGGGCACCGACCATGGCACCCACAGCGGCAACTGTGTTGATGACGATTGCAGTCTTTTCTGTTCGGCTCATAGATTACTCCATTGAGAGGCCATGGCGTGGGCAATTCCCTCATAGGTGATAGAGCGCAGTTTCCACCGGTCTTCTGAGGGGCCAAGCTTGTTCTGCCCTGAGGGGGTCTGATTGTCCCAACGACCTGATTCTGGCAGAGCCAGCACGTTTGTGGGCTGCAGCAGGGGCAACCCTTTAAGCCAGAGGCATGTGGACTTGGATTCAGGATGTCCGAACTGCCAAGGTTGAATGATCTGGTCAGGTTTGCGGTAGAGCCTGCTCATGATGCCAATGGGGTTCTCTACTGCAATGCGGTCGATGGACGCTGAGGCTAGCTTCATGAAGAAGTCAATTGATGCCTGCTGACGCCCATCTGCCTGCTTGGTTTTGAACCACTTGGCCCCTGAGACTGCAAGGTCTGTGCAAGGTGGGTGGGCAATCATTAGGTCCCACTCACGGTCAAGGACTTCAAGCACATCACCCTGCATATGATGATGTGAGTTGTCCTCAGCAGGGAGCAGGTCGCAGCTCCATGCTTCGTGGCCCAGGTTTGCAAAAGCACGCCTGACTACTCCGCTAAACTCACAGGCAACCAGGACGCGCATTTAATCCTCCTCAATATGTTCGGTAATTTCAAGGTCTACAAAGTGCATAGGATGAGCAATAATATGAACTACTGCAGCTGCGAAGGAGGTAAAAATGTGATCGTCTCCTTTTACTTCTGGGTCATCTGCACAGTCGTAGCAGTAATAGCGAACTTCATTGATCATCCCAGGTCTCCTTAAGAGCTAATATGTCCTCTTCTGCCTTTATTAAGCAGTCAGGGCACATATACTGCTCCTCATCTTCATTTATAGTAGGGCACAACCAGTTGGGGTCAGTGCATCTGTAGTAGTTACCGCAATAACATATATGTTCAGTGAGGTCGCACATCATTCAACCTCCAACTCGCTGATGTAACGCTTGAAGAGACCTGACCCCACCGGGTCGGCCTCGATGTGCGGAATCCAGCAGAGTTCTTCAAATTCACACCCGTAGCCGTAAGCTGGCTTGCAGTGTGAGAAGTTCTGCTTGTAGTGGGCTCTCAGGATGCCCTTGATGTCGTCAACTGTGGTGGCCTTTTGGAGGGCTTCTGAAGCATTGGCGACTTCAGCCTCCCGGATGAGCTGCTGGGCAAACCACTCGGAGGCGATGTCCTCACGGTACATGATGGGTGCCGTCTGCGGGAACTGCTGACTGAGGAGTTCCTTGGGCATCTTGGCAACCCATTCTTCAAGGTCGGAGAATTCTTCGGCAGTGGAGAAGAGTTCCCAGCCTCGAGAGCGTTGGTATTCGTAGGAATACTGCGGCACCATGCCGAATTCCCTGTTGACCCAGCCGTAGTTGAAGATGGAGCGCTGAGTGTTGAGCTTTTCGTCCTTGTAGCCCTTGGAGAGGCCAATGACAATGCACCGCTCCACGTGGATATCTGCGGAGTGGTTAATGGCGTAAAGTGACGAATGCATCTGCACTGAGCGGCCCCAGGAGGCAATCCACTGCGGCTTGGTGGAGGAGGTGTTCTTGTAATCCACCATGCAGTAGTGGCCGTCGAACTTGGACTTGAGCAGAAGGTCTTGACGGGCGCGGAATTTAAAGCCTCCAGGGCAGTCGAGCTCAATCCACTTCTCAGCCTCAACAAGGTCGTATTCGGCCATCAGGAGAGGCCATACGGAGCGAATGAAGCCCCGCACTTGGCCCTCAACGAGTGCTGCCCAATCCCGGGCTGCGATCTGGTCCATGCCGCTGTCGAGGGCAGCCTGACGCACAGTGGCGCGGAGTGCCGTGAAGTCCACTGTGGAGGTCTTGGCATAGTCTTCCAGGGCTTTGTGGACTAGATTGCCGTGCAGCAGGGGCCATGCATCACGAATGCACTGAAGACCCGTGCCGCCCCACTCCCTGCTGAGGTAGCGTTTGCGACGGCACTCTTCGTCGGACGATGCGCGGGTGTAGCTAAACAGTCGGAGTGGTTTGGTTTCGCTCATCTTTTAATCTCTCTAAGGCAGCTTCAGCCCGGTGCTGGGCACACACCCAATTGGCACCGGGGTCGCAGCCGCACGGTCTGGCTGACTCATGATAAGTGGAGCATTCCCCTCCATCACAGCAGCTTTCGTTGAACACTTCAGTAGTTAGCTTGCCCATAGTTTAATTAGCTCCTGCAGCTGTTCGTCAGTGTACACTTGGCTCATGAAGTAGAGGAGGGGAAACTCCATTTTAGCCTACTTTTGAGCCCTGCGCTGGGCCTTTGAGGTCCACCAAAGTGGCGTCCTGAAGGAAGCGGTTGCGGTCAAACTGGGGGTTAATCAGAGTGAAGTAGCTTGCCATCTGCTCTGCATTAACCATGCCGCCCCCCTGCTTGAGGAGGGCAGCGATTGCAATGAAGTGCTTCTTGGTGAACATTGGGTATGCCATGATTTAAGTCCTCCTAATTAAACTGCGCGGAGCCAGTTAATCTGGCCCTTCTTGAGGTTCTTGCTGCCGTGGTAGACGAGTCCAATCTTGAGCTCACCGTTGATGGCAGGTGAGTCGTTGATGTTGCCGTCAATGTAGCCAGCGGCGATACGGTCACTGTCGGTGGCGAAGATTCTCGAATGTGATTTAGTTAAATCGATGTCCTTGTCCATGATGCCGCCAGCAGACTGGATAATCTGCAGATTGGACGGCACTCCATTGAAGTTCAGGTGCAGCGACTTCGTGTAGGCGTAGAACTTCTTCTCCGGGAAGAGTTCTGCCAGCTTAATCCACACGTTCAGGTAGGCCTGATTGAAGAAGTCACCTGAATCGTGCAGCCGGATGGAGGTCTGCTTGATCTGCTTGAGGTCAGCAATGGCCTTGGCCCGGAAGTCTTTGAGGCTCTTTCGGATGATGCCCAGGTTGAATTCTCTGGTGGCTGCCACGGAGGGCATCACGTAGTAGCCTTGTCGGGCGTAGCAGACAGTGGCGCAGCCCCCGGCTTTGGGGCACACCGTGAAGCCGTCTGCGGAGCGAAAGGCTGGCAGGTTGAAGCTGACGGTGTTGGTTTTCTTCAGCTTGCTGTTGTTGAAGGACCATTTTAGGTTCAGTTTAGATTTCATGGTTGTGTTCACTCAGTTCTGATTTTCATCATCATCTAAATAGTTGTCCGCTGCAGCTCACTCATGGCTGGTCCTCCGACGCACGAAGTTGATCAACCACGCGCCAACCGCCACGCCGTAGGTGAATGACAACCAGTGGCTCATGTCCGGTCCTCCGGTGTCCTCAACAAGGTTTCAGCGCCACGGCCCCACATCTCGTGCTTTTCCAGAAGGGATTCAGCCAGACCGACCGTGAGTGCCGTGAGTAGACCAGCCACCATAAAGAACGGCCAGAACGCCAACCAGACGAGATAGCGCCACGTTCTCATCGGTCCTCCGGTGTCTGGGGTGACGTGGGGGTGAGGGCCGCTTTCGCGCAGTCCCGTAGCCATGCCCCTTCGTCGGTATCGCCACACAACGTGGCGTTAGCGATATGAGTCAACGCCTGCTCCACGGCGGTGAGGCGCGAGCGCACCTGCGTGAGTTCGGCGGCTTCAGCCTCGGACTTCGCCACCATCGCGTCACGCTCCTGCTGCCACTCGGCCTGCTCTTTCGCGTGGTCTGTCCCGTGGTAGGACTCGCGCCACATGTCCCGTTCCGCCTTCAGGTCCGCGATCTCCTGCGCCTGCGCCGCGAGGGCGTCACGGTGCTGCTGGCGTTCGCGGGTGAGGATGGCACGGCCGCCCTCAATGATCTGCCGCAACTCCTTCGCCACTGACGGCACCAGCGGATAGCGTGGCCCTCCAGCCTGTTGTCCACCAGGAGGACGCAGCGCGTTTGCCTCTACCCACTCCGCGAGGTATTCCCACGGGTCGATCGGCTCGGGGGTGTCCTTAGTCTCCGTCATCGGCGCTCTCCTGTCAGGCGGGTGATCTCCAACGGTTTGCCGCAGTAGGGGCAATGCTTCCACATGTCGTTTACCCGCTGATGGAACGCTTGCGGACTCGACGCCGACGCGCAGCCGTTCGTCCACGCCCCGGCCATCTCCTGATGCCACTCGCATGTCTCCTGCGCCGTCACGGTCGCCTGCGCCTCAAGGAGGCGGCGGGTCAGCTCGGCCCGTTCGTCCAGCCAGCTTTCCCGCTCCTCGGCGTGATTGGCCTCGACCTGGGCGCGGGTGGTGTCTACCGCATCTGCGTGGTAGAGCGTGGCTTCCGTCGCACCGCTCTGGAGGTCGCTCATCAGCAGTAACTTGAATGGCTTCACTGCGTCCCACGGGGACGGCTGCTTGTCACTTAAAGTGGTCATCTATCACCCCGGTTCCAGTAGGTATTCCACACGGCAGTTCTGACTGTTCGGGGCAGCTGGGCCTCATGGAGGGCTCTTTCAAGTGAAAGCTTACGGCCCTGCTCTTTACTGAAGATGTCCTCCTTAAGGCAGGCTGCGAGGGAATTAAAGTCCTCTCCGTTCACCCTGAGGAGGCAACTTGTAATGTCTGTAATGACCTTACCCGGTTTCACCTCAAAATTAGCGTCTCTGGTGTGCCGAAATGTAAACTCAACCTCATATGGTCCGACGACTGTTTTAAACATTTTTAGCCCCTCTAGAATTGTACATTCCGTACTTAGATGCCCACATCTTGGCAGCCTGCTCCAAATCACCCCGTAGAAGCTCTTTATGGGCTCTACAGACGACTTTCTTTCCGCACCGGTATATCCCCCTACCCCCGCAGACATCGCACGTCTTACGCCAGTATGGGGCGTCTGGCGGGGGTCCGGCAATTTGGTCAGCTGGCTGCCTCCAAAACTGCTTGCCACCTTTCTTATTCGCCACGGGGATCCTTTCTGTTGAGCCACGCCTTAAGGTGCATTAAGTCTAAAGCCGCATAAACCCTGCCCAGCTCGTCAATAAGCTTAACTGCCTTGGCACAGGTCGCTGAGCAGGCTTGCTGGTTATCCACAATGGGCTCGAACAGACTTTTGCACACTTTACACCTCATCGTGACTCCTCCAAACCTGCTTGGCCACATTTGGCCAGTCCGTGGCCAATTTTGCTGAAATCATCAGATTTGCTGAATAAAAACGCGATTGGCCACGCTATTGGCCATTTTCAGGATTTGGCCAGTCACTTTCAAATTTCCTAATGCTTTCATCGATTTGACCCCCAAAAACGTGGCCAATTTCATTTCCAGAATTCTTTGGCCAATTGGCCAGCTCACTTGGCCAACTCGCCAAAACATTAGGAAAACCACCACATTGGCCTACTGGCAGTGTTGGCCAGGCCAAGTGGCCACTACTATATACTCTAAAGGATATTGTAGTAGGCCTTTTTAGAGCCTACACATACAATAGATACTACCTGTCTTGGTTGTATTCTTCCCATGTGTCACAGCCCCCGTCAGCGAGCCTCTGCAGGCGTTCGTGACGGGAGAGCCGTCTAGCCTCCACCTCACGCTTGATCTCGCTCCTACAGTCCCCGCAGAAGCCGTATGCGTCCATCCAGACGTCGATGTAGCTCATGCCGCAGCGGTTGCAGGGAACTTCTTCGCCTTCGATCTGCATAATTAATCCTTCACTCGCCACCGGCGAGCAGTTCTGGCGCTGACGCCAAAGCGCTCGGCCACGGCGGTATCGATTTCCTTAAACTTTAAGCCCTTCTGGGTTAAATTATCAATTAACTCATCAGCCTGCTCAACCTGGTCATGAGTAGTAAACGTGCCGTCGTCCTGCTGGAAGATCCGCAGCTCCTCTTCAATGTCGCTACGTGCCTCAAATTTGAGACGTTTCTTTGTCATGTGAATGAGACAGTCAACCGCACCTGCCACACTCGACGCCCCTCTAGCCTTAGCTTCTTGGCCTTCTTGGATATTCTTGGCCTGATGGGTCAGGATCACCATAGCTGCCGGGTGGGTTAAATTGACAAATGTGTCATAAATAATAGCCATCTCATCGTTATCGTTCTCCTTACAGCGGTGCATGCGGCGAAACGTGTCAATAATGACCAGCACAGGTTTAATGCGGTCAATCTCAGCCTTCACCCACATCAGGCATTCCCTTGTCCTGATATCAAAGGGCATGGGCATATCTTCCATCTCACGGTCCATGATGTAGACATTATCCCGTGCCTTCTGACTGTTGACGTTTTTCAGGTAATTTTTAATCCACAAGCCCCGTGGGGTGTCGAGCTGGATGTACAGCACTGGCCCATGCTGACCAATCGCTTGGCCCAGATAATGTGTAATGGCATCATCTGCCACGGCTTCAGCCAAGCTCAAAGCCAAGAAGGACTTACCAATCTTCTGGGCTGCAAACAACAGTGCAGCTCCGCTTTTGGGAACAATGCCGTCCCACAACCACACCTCTTCTTTCTCTTGGAGTTTCTCGTACTCAGTAATTGAATAGGCTGGCATTTAGGTACCTGGGGAATAGGATTACATTACCAAAGATGTTACAGGGACTCTTTCAGGTTTGGGCACGGGCCACACTAACCCCATTTGCTGCCGGGTTACCTTTGCCATGCCTGTCACATTCAGCTTCTCATCTTCTCGGTGAAAGACAAAGCCCTCAATCTCTGGAGACTCTTCTAGTTCCTGCTTGATGGCGTTAAAGAATGCAGCAGGGCTGACGTCTTCGCCACGGCAAACAATCGTTTTATGCTCCTGTACAACAAGCTGATGAGTAATAGGCATAAACGATGCCATCAAGGTCTTGCTCAGTCTATGCGGATTGCCGTTAATTGCAGCGCCGTAAACAAGATACTTGCCCATCTTTCTCGTAGGCATTGAATCGAAGGCTTCCCACACGGCACCACCACTGGGAGAGTTTCTAAACAGCCGTTCATCGGGCAGTCCATTTGAGTGCAGCCGGTGAATAGTCCAGCACGTGCCCTTTTGATCCCACCCAACCTCAACAGCAATGCTGTCAAGCTTGATGGTCATCAATGAACCGTTCAACTTAGCCCACTCACTACCAGGAAACAACTCAGGCTTCGCCATACCTTGCAGATCAGACTTAAAGAGATTAGATACAGTTATTGGCATTGTTGTCCTCATATTAAAGTGGCCCATCCCCTGGGGCATCCTGCTTTACAGTACAGGAAGAAAGGATGAGCCACTATCCTGTGGGTTATTAGCTTCCCAGCCCCCACAGAATCTGATTAAATTGGTGCGCCCAGCAGGAGTCGAACCTGCACGACCGTAAGGCCAGCAGATTTTAAGTCTGCAGTGTCTGCCGTTCCACCATGAGCGCCTTCTGCTCTGCATCTTGGAGTCGTCCAAGTAGTTCCTTCAGCTTGGCTCCCGTGCGCTTGGAGCCACCGTAATAGATGAACTCTTCTTCGGTCAATTGCAACAGGTGCAATTGGTCAGGCGTAAATCCGGCCTCCAGCAGGATAACAGCAGCAGCTCTAGCCAGCTTTTTGCGGCGAGCCATCACACCCTTCATCCCGGCAGCCTTTGCAGTAAATACATTTAATTTGTGCCCAGCGCCACTCTGCTGGGACTTTTGCCCACCCTTTCGCCCGATTAATCGCTTGGCTTCTTTGGTGAGTGATGCGAATCCTTTATTTGACATGATTGAGTGCCCTTGGAGGTTCAATGCGGAAAGCCCCCACAAGCCCAGTCAGGCCTGCAGGGGCAATCCCATCTTACACTAATTACAGCTCGGACTTGCTGATTGCACGAACAACAGTGGTGTTGTCCGCGATGTACAGCACCTGATCATCAGGATCAAATCCGTCAATGTAGCTAAACCGGCTCGACGGCTTGACCACAGTTGCTGGCCCATACTTGGTATTGATGCGGTCGCCAGGAAAAACCTCAGTGCTCCCCAGAGAGTTCACCTGAAGCTGACCCTGACCCACAACAGTCAGCACAGAACCCACCGGCAGGTTGTTGATTACAGAGTTACCGGTCTTGAAAATCTCATTGAGGCTAGCCATCATTCATTCTCCTTTAAGTGGACACCGAAACCCGGAGGGGAGCGGAATTGCCCCCATCCTTAGGTGTCATCGTCGCCGCGACCGAATCTAAAACTGCTTACCGAGGGCTCGCTCAACCTTGGTAGAACTGTAGTCCCAAGCTTTCCAGTCCTGATGACTGTTGATCGTACAGTTCACCTTGATGCAGCCTTCGTGAATACATTCTTCTACAAACACAACACCGTTGACAGTCCTGACATCACGCCCACTTGAGATAGCGTCTGCAAGTTTACTGCCAACTGAAACATTGTGCTTCTTGCTCGCTGGATAATACACAGTAGTGTTCTTATCCTTGCTGCCGTTGCTGTGGTAATACCTGGCGTACTCACTGGTGTCAGCAACACTATCTCCCCAGCCAGCATAACGGGCTGTAGTGTTACTGTGAGACGGCTTGTTTGCCAGTGCATAATTAATGTCCTCATTGAGATCAATAATCAGCTTGGCATTCACGTCAGGGCGCTTCTCAGCTTCAACCAGCTCAGCTTCCATGCGCTGTACATACAACTCATGCAGATACCGTTCCTGCCCAATAGTCTCGATTGCCTTATGGCAGTGCTCAGTTCTCACAGTCTCGACAGCGCTATAGTAGTCCACACCGTTAGTGATCATGAACGATGCTAGACATGTACCAGTGCGGCCATGACCGCCCATACAGGCAATCACAGTCTTTGCAGGCAGCTGCTCCCACAATGATTGCCAGAAGGCCAGACCCACAGGGGGAATACCCATGTCAGTCCAGTAAAGCCTAAGCACCTCAGAGGGCAGCTCACGCTCCTTGCCCACATACTTACTCAGCTCCTTAAAGCGTGCAGGGGCAGCAGTGGAGATAAACGGCGCAGTATTTGGTACAGACACCACACCGGCAAGATCAATAATCAGCTGCCACTTGCCGCTCCACTCATCAAGACTGCTGTTGTTGCTGGCACACAACTGCTTGCCCTGGGATTCAAAGATGACTTTGTCTCCCTTATGGCTGCATGACTTATAGCTCGTCGTTGTGCTTGAATATGGGCTGCCAGTAGTCACTGTGCTAGCTACTGTATTAGTGCCATTCTTGATGGCTTCGGGCAATGTAATCACTTTGTCTTCTCCATCAACCAGCACCAGCATACCGATGCAACCCTTCTCAGAGCACTGGGATCCGATAAAGTCTGCATCAAACTCATACTCTTGTTCGCATTCGTCGCAGACAAGAGCGATCTCACCCTCATCTGCCATGTCAGCCAAAAGTGCTGCATTGATTTCGTCAAACTCAGGATTCAGGCTGCTACTCTTATGCTTAGCCAAGGATAAACTCTCCAGTCTTTAAGTCCAGCCTGAACCTCACGTCCAGTTGACCCTGATATAGGGTAATGAAGCCCACATCGTGAATAACCAAGAGCGGCCAATAGTTATACACTCCGCTGCCACTCCAGCTCACAAGGGGAGTTTCACTGCCCTCATAGATTGCCTCTGCGACTGACGGCTTAAAGTACCCAGAAGGTACAAACACTGAACGACTAAGGTACTTATTAGCTACACCGTCCACAGTGAACTGCACATGAACCCCAATGACTTGCTTAAGATCATGGTTAATCGTGAAATTGCACTGTGCCTGCTGCACTGTAGTAAACGAGGGCACTGAAGAGTTAATATTCTTCCATGCAATGTTATCTCCAGGATTCACCTTAATCGGCGGCCATGAGCTAACATCATGAGATTTATGACTACCGCTCGGCATGTTCTTAAACGAAGGCACAGGCTTCACATAAGGCGTTAAATCCTCATCCTCGTCGTAATCTTCACCGTCATCGTCATCTTCGCTAGGGTCATCGTCGTCATCACTAGTGCTTGACCCCATTATCTTGTACTTCGTGGTGCACTCACCGTTCTCAGCCCACCCAAGTGTAGAGAAGCAAGTAACGCCGCTTTTCTGATCAGAACAAGTGCGCCCCACAGTTTCCTCTTCAGTGAAGTCATACTTTGTATGGCACAATGGGCAGATGGCACCTGTGTAATCCTTAAACTGCTCAGGGAGCTCAAGGATAGAGCATGCATAATTATCAGCTGGGGCATTCTTCTGAGCATTGCCCATATACACAGTTTGGTCTACACTACTCTTGGCTAACTGTACCTGAAGCTTGCCGCCAGGTTTTGCTTCAATCACTGAGCACTTGCCCCACTCAGCAATCAGCTCATCTACAGCACTGCCCAGATCAGTTCGCTTCATCTTGTACATGCATGCAGCCGCCACAGACAGCGTAATCAGTGACTGCGACGATGCAAGGTCAAACCAAGACTTCTCGATGAACTTATTGAGCCACCAGCCACCATTGTGAGCCTGATTGACAGCAACATTCAGCGCGCTCACAACCTTAGCCACTGCCTCATCTGACGGCTGATTGATCAGCTGCAGAATAGCTGCATCAAGATCAATGATGCTCTGCGTGCAGCGTGCCCACGCCTTGCCGCCGTATGAGCTGCTCCACTTAAGGTTTTCAAACATCCACTGAGCTGTGCCCAACGTATTGCGGCTGCCCATGAAATCCTTCAGGGCCACCCTGTAGACAAACCCACGCATTGAGCCCATATCAGTGAGCTTATGGCGTGCCTCACCGTGCGATGCAGCCATGCCAGCTCGCATCATGATTGATGCACTGACGCCCAGCCAAAAACCATGATCAGCACTCATGGCACCAGCATTATGCAGCGTAGTCATCATGCTAATCAGTGCTGCATCAATCTTCAGGACATCAGATGACTTTGTTAGCCCCTTCAGCTCAAGAGGTATCACAGCACCGCAACCCAAACCGCGAATAACAGATTGCGGATCCGGCGTAGGTGTTACTGATACAGCCTCCAGCACCTCACCGATGCTTGGACGACGCGATGTAAAGCACGGCACCTTGTTGTAGAGACAGTGCACACCGTAGTGACTAATAAGCGTGCCGCCCAGCTTCACCACCACTGTACCTGGGCTGATAGTCTTTACTTGCTTCTCCCATTCGAGCAGATCACCCTCAGCATCAATGACTGCTGTGACACGAACAGGATGCGGCACATAATCAGCACCCACAGCGCTTGGAATGCGTACACCAGAGCGAATCTGTGTGAAGAAGGGGCGCGTGACTTCATTAGTTAGCACCACCTCCACATACGGATCCTCATCGGGCTTAATCCCTGCACGTGTTGTCAGTGCATTTGCGCTGTCTTCATTGAACCCGCTGCCCACTAGAGGAATAGAGATGCTCTCATAGCCAGCCGTAGCACCGTCATGGTTTGGGCCAACTGCCATGCGCGACGGTGTAATGATGACGTTGTACATTGCATCCACAAACGGTAGCAGCAGCAATTCTGCCGCATGCTCTTCGTCAGCTTCGTTGGCTGCATTGAAGATATGCCGAATCTGTGCAGCAAAGTTCGCCAAACGCTCATCGTAGGTAAGAATGCCACCACTCTTGAACTCTACAATGCGTGATTCCTCAAAGCCGTGGCGAGCACGCACAGGGCAAGGGCGCACAAACAACCGATGAATACCCTTACCAACTGCAGCTTTCACCACTTCCTCGATATCGCTATCCTCGAGGACAATGAAATAGGGATTAGGAACATTCAATCCCCTATGCGCCAGTGCCACAAAACCCTTAGCCTTCTGAGTGCGTGTCCTCAGATGCTTGTACTTCATTGCAGTCTTGGAGTCGAACACACCCAAGTCAATAAAGCAGCAACTTGGCGTGTGACAGACTGCACAAACATTGCACAGTGGCATGTCACACTCAAGACAATGCTTAATCTTGCTAGACCTCAGCGGGGGAGCAGCCACGTTTCCTGCAAGTGGAACTGATGTGTTAGTTTGCATGCTTGTTCACCTTCACATTCAAGTCACGATGAATTACTTTTACTTCAATTCCCTGGTCAGCTGCCCACTTTGCTAGCAGCTCAACGATAGCGACCGATCGATGCCTGCCACCATGACAGCCAATGGTGAGGTTATGACCGTACATCCTCAACTGGAACGTCAGATTGTCAATCAATGCCCGTGTTCGCTTGCACCGCATCAGGTAATCCTGAATCTCTGTATGCGTGCCGTCAAGCGCACGATATGCCTTAACGCGCCACGGATTGATTACCGTGTTAACAACATTGATGTTCTTGGTGAGGTTAAAAGTATAGTTTGGATCATGCTCAATTTTAGGCACGCCATTCTTCACTGAATAACTCATGAGTGTGATCATTTATGCACCTCCTGCCCAACTAATGCGGTACCCACACCCGTAATAGGGCATGTTCATTGGGCAATACACGTAGATCTTCAAGTTAATCCTTTCGAGTATCATGTTGTGCCCACAGCTAGGGCATTTGCCCATGACAATTACCTCAGGTTCTACCACAGACTTATCTTTTGCCATGAATGACCCTTGGATTCTATCCAGACAAACCGAATCCCCCTTTTGGTTACACGATTAGCGCAATCAGCACAAGGAAACGAAACAACAACTGCACCGTTTCGTTTTCGTCTACCGGCAATGGCAATAGAAGCACCCTCTAATCTGGATTTATTGCTTCTACGGATTGCATGCGCTTCGGCGTGTTCACCAAACCCGTCAGGGCCAGCAGAATTCCATCCCCATGCAAACACTCCATGCTTATCAAAGATGACCGCAGCCACCTGAACTGCACAAATGCTACGCTTGGTAAGATCAACTGCTAGCTCTGACGGGCTCAATTTCTTCATGATTTAACTCAGATTAGTGCACCTTATCGTTACCGGGCACCATGATGGCTTCACTAATAGTGCTGCCCAGCTCAGTATTAAATGCCGTCTTTGACTTGGCCTTCAGGTTCATCTCTGCATATTTCTGTTGCAGCTCTGCCACATATGCGGAATCCTTCATCAGGTTGTCCACATCTTTAAGCAGCTTAACCATAGTTTCAGTCTCAAGCCCAACAACCTTATGGTACATGGCTGCAAACAACATCGACGCCACCACACCAGTACGTGTAGTACCCACAAAGATACCCACCATGTCTGTCCTGGCAATGACACGTTCAACGTCCATGTCAGACGGCAGATACTTCAGTGTCAGTTCTTCAAGACCCTTAGCGACACGCTCGGATTCTGCGTTCTTTTCCTGCTCAGTCATGTTTACCTCTTAATGAAGATGCGAATAAACGGGGCCACCGTCATGATGGCCCCTACAATTGCACTGCACTCCACACACTTGCGCTCAGTCATCATATGAGTCGTCCTCATCATAGTTGACACGCATTTGGCGCTTGGGCTTCATCTGGACATGACATGTACAATCACAGCGAAACCGCTTACCATCAGGCTGCATAAGCACCTGTTGGCAGTTCTCATGATGATTACCCTTACACATTGCAGACTTCATCAGATCAGCCCCCACGAAATGACAACAAACAACAGCGAGAGGAGGAATTCGACAAACAGCACGAATGTAATCAAGGCAGACGGCACATTTGAGTGCAACACGGCTGCAATACATATTGTTACTAGTGCTGCAAGCCACACTGCCGATACCAGCATCATCAACACAAGCTACTCCTGCTTTGTATTACGAGTGCTCAGGTAATGCTCAGTGCAGAGCCACCCATGAGTAACTGACTGATTCTGTCTGGCTTCCTTTGAGCACTTAATTGTGCCTTCAGGTGTCTTGCGAACATGAATGCATTTAGAGCCATGAATATTTGCAGACTGAGCCACGTTATCGCCTCTCTCTCTGGATATGTAGTGCTTTACACCGGCTGCACCAAATTGGATACAGCCGTGTCTTTGACTGAGGTGCTTTACGCGCATTCATGGCATAAATTGCCGTGCGCACGTGCGACTCAGACTTGAACGCTTTACGGATGCATTTGATCACTGATTACACCCTCTTGTATCTTATTGGAATTACGCCACCCTCAATGTGAGCTTTGCAGCGCCCATAAGGGCCAATCTTAGGATCCTGGAAGCGCCTCAGTGCAGGCTTACCACATACATTGCATGTGGCAGACTTCACCTCATAGGCCATCTTCACGTCAATTTCTAGCTGCTTGGGCATCAGATGAGTTTTCTTAAACATCCTGGTATTAGGCGCACTCATCCTTCGCACTGAGAGACCGCAACCACTAATTCTGCCTCTAATCATGACAACCTCTACAGATACTCATCCGGAGGATTAGAATCACTATTAAATGCCAGAATGATTGCAATCCCTACCAGTGCCACCACACCAATCAAGATAACTAAATCTTGCATTCAGCACCTCACTATAAGTTTGGCGCAAGCCAAACGGCCCATCTGAACACCATGCACTCATCATGCATTAAGTATGCACTAATCATGCACTCATCATGCACTAGCTTAAACATTCAACTAGCTAATCAAGAGCTATATAAACCCTGGCCGCTGAATCGCAGGGGCGCACCACATCAGTATTCCTAGACTGACGCTTCATTTTACTTTGGGTTTGTTGATTGCAGCCCATTTCATCAGCTACACAGCTTTGGTAATACTGATTCAAATGATGCTATAACCACCAATATCATGGGTCGAGTATGAATTGAGCGGTTGCCCTTGATTAGCTAATTGAGTGTTTAAACGGATGCCCCACTGTTGCAGCAGGGCATCACAAATTAACTCACACGCTTGTTATCAGTAGGCAGATTGGCACCATAGCCGCGCCTATGATTGACAGACTGAATGTACTGATGCTGCTGCTCTGAGATGATCTGAATATGACTACCAGTCTTATGTGGGGTAATCATATGACCACGTAGTGGCTTTACATCTGAGCACTGAATACACACTTTCGTATGTGGTAGTGCCTCAATGCGCTTGGCTGATATCACAGTAGAGCATTTAATGCATGTTCTCATGTTGACCTCACACCTTACTGGGTAATTCTGGTGTTGAATCCCTTGTAGCTTTTGCTGCCTTCTCGCTGATCTCTTACAGTTAAAACTGGAAGAGGATCTGTCACCACTACAGGGAAACTCTCAACACTGCCGTCTCGATTGTGTCTGTAGACTACACTGTAATCAGCAGCACAGGTGTCACACAGGTAACCCTTTACATAATCAATAGTAGGGATACGAAACTCAGTCACAACCGGCTGATAGGTAACATGCTCAGTCTTTACTTTCTGCCGTTTGATGTCACTGAATCCTCTAATCACCTTGCCACGATAGCAAAGGCCGGGATTCACTTCAGTAGAGCAGCAACAGCACACAAGGCCATGATTAACCTTAAGGCCTGGGGAAACCTGAATTACCTTACGCGGCGGTTTTGCAGTATTGATTTTGCGCCAATCCCACTTTCGAGCTAGCTGCTCTTCGGTCAACTTGTCTGCCATGTTTGCACCTCATTAGAGGATTCACTTTAAGGTGAACTATCTAATCAAATGCAGCGGGGTTTTATGTTATTGGATAACCCCGCGAACCTCATGCAGTGCTTTTCGCCACTGCAACCGACAGCGTTTTCTTATACAGTGGTTACTAAGGCTGTAACTCACCACCGTAATATGTGCATTAACTCCACATACAGAGTGTTTCGACTAAGCGCTTAGTCTAGCTAGTTTTGAGCGGGAACTAGCAAACCCGCGATTATCAGCGTCATCCTGTCACCTCAGCGACATTCTAGGCTAATTAGTTAATATTCTTATGTGTGGATTCACCCTTGGGCTAGCCACCATTAATTACATATTGTGCCACCACGATAATATGTAATTAATGCTAGTTAGTCCTGGCGAACGCGCACCGTCAATCCGCTGACGCCTTGTGTCCGCTTTCGAGGACGCTGGCATGCGGCTTGCATGGAGCCGACCTGGATAGTAAGTATCCAAGCCGGCCCTATGGCATGAATTGTGCTACTCAGTAGGCGTCAAAGAATTGTCTACGATGTTGTTAACTACGCGACGAACGAGCTTACCCGACTTGGCGGTCGGCTTTACCTCATGGGTAAGCCTATACTCTGCCTTATCGCATAGACTCGGGAACATCGACCATACTTCAGCGTGTGAGAGAATTTCGGATTGGAACTCTTCGAGCTGTTCCTGAGTGCTGAACTTAACACCGCGCGGGATACCGGGAGAAAACGTGACTGAAACATCTTTCGTTGTTTTGTCGGTTTCGAGCCCTGCCCAAATGACGCACTCAAGGGTCAAACCATTGTCAAAGGTGACAATTGCCTTCGCTGTCTGGCAGTATTTCCGCCCATATTTTTCGCCAGCTTCAGGCCTATCAGGAAGGGTCATCAAAACATCTTCAATGATCATAACTTAACCTATACTTAAAGGTTTATGCGTTCATCGTGGCGGGAGTGCCGCGAAGCCGCACCGGAGCCTAGAGCATCGAGCATGCCAGCCAGGGAGCTTCGCCCCAAAACGTGAGATTTTGCTAGGAAAATCGCTCAGTTTCGCTTTGGCTATACCTTGCGATAGAGGCGGAAATGCGTATGGTTTCGATACGCAAGAAAAGCGAAAGGTGCAGCGATGAACTCTGCCGTTTGGCTGTAAATCGTTGAGCCGCATGGGGTTAGCTGCTGTGTATGGAATCGCTACAGGTGGTGTGTAAAAATTGCTTGGTCAATTTTGCCCATTAGAGGGTGGCTTTCGCCTCGTTTTCGCTCCCCCCAGTATCTACCCATTCCAGGCCTAACGATCGTTCAATGGCGGTGCCTCAGAACGCCGGCAAAAGGCATTCTGAGAGCTGTCCTAACCGGCGTTTTGCAGGTCATTCCGGCGACAGCGGCAAATCCAAGATATTGGAGAGAGCAATCCAATGTTTTGGTGCCGGATAAGGATTTAGTTAACGTGGGTGTCAATGGATTGACAATAGAGCGTGCGCGCACGTAGCAAGGCGCATGCCAGGTTTTGACATGCATAAGGTGTGCCATAGGGGATTGTATGCATGATGCATGCCAGCCAGGTGCAAGCAAGGCGCATGCCAAGATGATGATGCATGCATAAAGGGTGCCAAGTTCATCTGGTATGCACAAAGGGTGCCAAGATCCGGTATGCATCCCCCATGCCATTAGGTCATACCCCAGAACTCGCTTCAGGTCAAATGCCCTATCCTCAGCCAAATGCCCTAATCCTCCATCTGGCACAAACCTTGCATGCGTAGGGCAACTGCCCCAGGCGCATGGCATGGCTGTTGCATGCGTCGATTGGCACAACAATTGCATGTCTAGGTCATCTGCCCTAGTTGTCGCAAGGGTGACGGCGAGGCGAAGTTAAAGTGTACCGGATCCCCATAACTCTATTTCATATCGCCCATATGGTTCAGCAATTTCTCCATAGAAACCCTCTAATTCCCTAACAATTTCACCATTTCCCAGCTCGTTCCATTTCAACCCTGAATCTCCACCCTATGGTTCAGCTCAAGCACCCCTTAAATCTCCTTCTCTGGTCCCTTCACCGCCTTCTTCGCCCCCGCAGCCGCTTTTGCGCCTGTTTTCCTCCCATCCAGCGCCAAAATCCTCCCCCACGGCGCAGCATCATAGATGTCCTGCATGGTGCCAGTTTCAGCAATCTGCTTTAACTTCTCTGCCCTCTTACTGCTCTTCTTAATTACCAGCCCCTGAAACTCAGGTATATCCTTAATACTCATCAAAAACTCATAGCCACCCACCAGCGCCTGCCCATTCGAGTTCAAAACAAGCTCCTCCGAGATAATCTCATTGTGGGCAACCCAAGGCTTGCTGATCCACATCACATAATGTTTCGTGCCGATCGAAGACTGCTCGCAACACAGCACCACACCCTCCTCCAGCGCCTTCAACTTCAGTTCCTTAATCACCTTCTCAATATGTGTCATCTGAGTCTCCTCGACTAAACTGTTCTATTTATGCTACTATGCAGCATTACTTGACGCCCGACCGACCACTTTAAGCTACGGACACCCTATGTCAAAGAACCATGATGCAATTCCTGTGCCAGATGTCGAGGTCTACGCCCGACTCGTCGGCAAGATCCAATACACCTGCCCCAACTGCAGTCAGGCCTATCCGCTTAAACTGGTTCACTGGCGTAGGGCCGACCTCTACTGCCAACGCTGCCACACCAAATTCCAGCTTGGGCTCGGGTTTAGCTCAACCGCTACCTCCTCGTCCTTCATTATGGGCAAGTGGAACTCCTACACGGCCAACCGCATCAACCCTGAAGGCACCCACTACGACGCAGCCAAGGTCTACGGCACCATCGAATTCCAGTGCCCCTCCTGTCTGCACCCCCAGCGAGGCTTCTGCGCCCACGACGGGCGACTCTCCTGCGAGTCCTGCTCAGAGTCCTTCTACGTCTCTGCACTGCTCTACAGGCTCCCTAAGGTCTCCCGCCTTAAGCTGAAGGCCCCTTTCGACTCCATTGTTAAAGGTTTAAATCCAGATGCGTCTACCAAGACTCCTAAACCCATTCATGCTTCGTCGCCTGATTCGCGCCCAGGAACGCCAAGCGGACGCGCTCGAAAGGATAGCTAAAATTGTCAGCTTTGAGTTTGGACGAACTTCAGAAATTATCGAGCAATACCCCGAAGAAGAAGACGACATCATCTACTCAACTGATGAAGAGACCTTCTACAGACAGCTCGCAGACAGAAGCCGTCTCTCTCACACTCCCGAAGACGAATAGGAGCGCCCTGGAGCAATTCGAGGCAGCCATTGGCGGTCGGGACGCCTTGGTCGAAACCCTCGAATTAGCCCAGCTCGACAAGAAGCAGGAACACCTCCTGAACCTGCTCCTTGACCCTCGACGCCAGAAGGACACCATTAACACCATTGCCCGTGACGCGGGAATGAAGCCAGCAGGAGTCATCGAGCTCTTCCGCTCTGCAACCTTCGCCATGGCCCATGCCCTCGCCATGTCCAAGATGGCCTCTGCCCTACCCGCCGTTGTAGATGACATTGCAGCCAAAGCCGTAGACTCCAAAATCGAATGCCCCACCTGCTTTGGGCAAAAACAAATCAACCACGTTGATTGCCCAACCTGCTTCGGTAAGGGCGAAGTCATGCGCTACAGCGACCTGGACCGCCAAAAGATCCTCCTCGAATCTGCTGGAGTCACCAAGAAGGGCGGCGGCGTCAATGTTAACGTCAGCCAAGCTGTGGGCATTGTCAACCCCGGGTCGTTCTTCTCTAACTTCGTCAAAGGCTCCGACGCTGACGCCTACTCAATTGAGCCTATCGACGCTGACGTCATTACCCCTGAGGATCCTTCCCATGGCAGCTAAGGTAGACGAAGCCGTATTCAAACGCATTATGCAGCTTAAAGCTCTTGGCCTCACCGACAAGGTCATCTCCATCCGCCTTGGCGTTTCAGAGCGCACCATCAGGGTCTACACCCGAGCGGCTAAAACCGGCTTAAAGCCCTACGAGGCACCTTCAGCAGATGTATCATCCAACGGTATCGAGTAAGCGGCTCGACAATCTAGCCTCAGCCATCCGCAAAACAAGCGACCCGGCCTTCCAGTTCATCGATCTCCCCGTAGATCGACGCGAAGGCATGATTGCACGCCTCAATTCCATCTGGAACGCCGAAGAGGGCACCCTCAAGCGCCCTTTGGGACTGGACGAAGAGGCCTTCATTCGCCATGAAATCAACCGCTGCAAGGGCGACTTCTACTATTGGCTTACGTCTTACTGCAAAATTAAGTCAAAAAACGCCGAACTCGTCAAAGTCAAGCCAACTCACGTCCAGGATCTCTTCCTGCAGCGCATTGGAGAGGTCGAAAAGGCCTCAGTCTTCGACAAATCCGGCGACGGCATCCTCTTCGCGGTCCTCAAGGCTCGTCAGCTGGGCGTTTCCACCATCTCAGAGTGCATTATTTCGCACCGGATCGTCTTCTACGGCTCCATCGCGGCCCTAATCGCCTCTGACGTCGATGACCACACCATTAACCTCTACGAAATGGTCATCAGAGTCCTCGAAAACCTCCCGTGGTGGATGGTTCCGCGCTCGACTGACCCCAAAAAGGACTACCGGGCCAAAAACCAGCTGATCTCCTTCTACGATCAGGACTCAATCATCAGATTTGGCTCTGGCAAGAACATGCAGGGCTCAAAGTTCCAGGAAAAGGGCTCAATCGGCACCGGCCAGACCCTCCATCAAGTCCACATTTCTGAGTTTGCCCTCTGGGCCAACGCCGAACAGATCTACGACTCACTGCTCCCTGCTGTGCCCATGAGTTCCAAGACCTTTCTGGTGCTTGAATCAACCGCCAAGGGGCGCAACAACGAGTGGCACAAGACCTGGGAGCGAGCCAAGCGTGGTTTAGGCCGCCTTAAGCCCATTTTCTTCCCTTACTACACTGATCCCAACGACTACCGCCTGCCAGCACCCGTTGATTGGGTTCCATTAGCCCACACTGTCAACCATGCTGAGCGTGTAGCTGCCACATCTCACAAATGGGTGGGGAAAACAGTCATTCTCACCCGCGAACAGATGTTTTGGTACGAGCAAACCTATGCCCAATACAAGGACTCACGTATGCTCTATAAATTCCTTGCCGAATACTGCGCCGACGACCTTGAAGCCTTCCAGGCGTCCTCCCAGGGCGTCTTTCCTGCCGAACTCATCGATGATATTCGCCAAAAGGTCACCAAAGACCCGGTCCTCATCGATATTCGCCCAAAAATGTACCGTGAGGTCGGTCAATGAGCTTAACTGCCCTTGAAAAGCTGAAAAACGCCAACCTCGGTGTCCAAATGAAGGTCATCGAGGCCTCTTCCTACGATTGGGAGGCCTGGAACGGGCGATTACTCTGTTTTGAGCCCCCTGAACCCGGAGAAATCTACGCCCTCGGTGTAGACCCCGCAGAAGGCGTCAGAATGGATCGTTCTGTCTGCCAAGTCATCAAAATGGGCAACCTCAAGCACCCAGACGTCCAAGTTGCCGAGTTTGCCTGCGATTACCTCGATCCGGTTGACTTTGGGGCAGTTGTTGATGCCATTGGACGCTTCTACTGCGACCCAGACGGTACAGAGGCCTTCCTGACACTCGAAATCAACGCCCCCTGCGGCGATACCATGATGAGCGACCTTAGGTTCCGCCTCGACTACGGAAACCTTTACATTCGTCGTAGTTATGATAGAGTTAACTCTACCTATACCAACACATACGGCTGGAGCACCAATAAAGCCTCAAGGCCCAAATTAATCGCCAGAGGCCTTCATGCTTTAACCTACGGGGACTTAATTATCAACTCCCCCTATCTGCTCGATGAAATGTCGGACTTCCGCCGTGACCGCTTTGACGAAAAGCCCGAAGCACGTGTTGGTCGCCATGATGACCGTCTTATGGCTCTACTCATCGCCTACTACGGGGCGCACGACGACGAATGGATCTCAGGCGAAGACATCGGAGAACAACGCCGAGCCGCAGAGAAGGCCGGTCAGGTTATTGAAGTGAAAGCAGCTGTAGCTGAGCCGGGGCGCAAGGTCAGCTATCAGAATCGACCCATTACAGCTCGTCAGGCCAACCAGGAATGGGAAGATAACTTTTTCGGCGCAGATTAATTGATTGGAGAACCCTATGAAGGTAAACATTACGATGCCAGATTCGCTCTTTGAAGAATACGTAGTTAAGTTCGGCCTCCCCGCCGCCTATGCCCGTATGCGCGATGCCATTGAAGCCTACAAGGGGGTCAACAAGGACGACCGCACAGTGCTTCTAAGCGGCGACAACCGGCGTGCTCTTGAGAAGGTCTTCCAGACCACCATTGATAGCCCCGAGAAGCTCATCAAGCTGACTCAGAATATGAACACGGTTAAGCTCGGTAACATCGATATGGAGTTCTCCTCTGACCAGCTTGAACGACTCGCCGCCCAGGCAGGCTTCCACGGGCGCACTCTTGAGACCTACATGAGAGAAACCGTCGAAGAGCTAAAGCAGACCATGCTGGAGCGGGTCTAATCACGCTGGTGCCCAAAAAGCCCTGCCCCTGCGCCCAAATGAAACAAGAGTGGAAGGACAAGAAGATGGCCTCTACAGAGAATCCTGAAACCCCTGCAGTTAGTTTCTACACAATCAGCTGCTTCTGTGGCCTTCGCCGGGTGCTTCCGGACGGCCTCCAGGTTGGCGATGAGTTCACGCTTATCCCCTGCCCTCGCTGCGGTAACGCCCTAAAGGGTCGGCGCGAGGCTGAGGGCATCCGTGAAATCCTTGATTGATTCCCACCTGTTAACCCGCTTAATTTAAGAGTAGCTTATGGCGACCTTTTGGAATCTTAACTGCCCGACCTGTGAAGACATTCACGAAAATGTCCAGTGCTCCATGTACGATATCCCGCGCTGCCCCACCTGTGGCGGTGAGCAGTTCCTCGCTCCCTCTGCTTCAGTTCGCAAGTCAGGCATCTTCCCCTTCATCGTGCCTCACGTGAACGGCAAGCCCATGGAGATCCGTGATATCACCCATCTCCGCCAAGTCGAGCGCGACTACGGTGTGGCCTTCTCTGCCTTCTCCAAGGCTAACATCAACGACACCGACCCCATGAAGGAAGTCCCACGCTACCGGGGTGAAGAATTCGAGCGCCGTCGATGACTGAATACCTCGTCAAGTGCAGTTGGCTCTCTACGTCATTCACCCTGAAGGTCTGGGCTACTGATGAAGCCCATGCCATCAAGCGTGCTTCACGTAATCCCCAAGCCCGTACAGCGCTCTCCTACAAAGTGATTGGATCCCGCTAATTATGCCTGATGTTTCATCGACCCTCGGCAATTTCAGCCCTCTTGAACCGGGCGGCAGTGGTGCCCCAGACGAGAACTACGAAAGTGGTGTCCTCAGCTGGCTCTATGAAGCCATCCAGGAGGGCGAAGGTATCATCAAGGACGAGCCTGCCTACGAGGAAATCGACCGCCACATCAACTACATCATGGGCGACCAGATCGACTGGAGACGCCCCTCTGAGCTCTCGTCAGTTAACGACAACCGGCTAAAGTCGATCTTGAACCAAACCGTAGCCGCCCTCACCGACATCCACCCCCTCTTCGGGTTCAAGACCTATAATGCCAAGTTCAAGGATCAAGAAGATGTACTGGTTAAACTTTCACAGGCTTGGTGGGTCAATACATTCGCTGACCTCAAACTTGCAGATGTCATCAAATTTGCTGCAGGTGTGGGCACTGGATATTGCGAGGTTAGCTGGGATGCCTCTGCCGCCAACGGGGCTGGGGACATTACTCTGCGCCCTCTTGACCCACGCGACGTGCTACCTATTCGGCCTAACCTCGGCGGATCAGTACAGGACTGGGAAGGCGTCATTATCCGGACTGCGAAGTCCCCAGGAGAGCTAAAGACCCGCTTCCCCGACAAGGCCCACCGCATCGAAGCTGACAACCAGCCCTCAATTGTCGGGCGCACATGGAGCCGCGCTCGCAAGCTGATGTCGCACATTGTGTCCCCTTCAGCGGTAGACAATCTCAATGCCTCAAACGGGCGCAATCTGCCCCGTAAGATGCCAACCCTCGATCTCTACACAGTTTACCTGAAGGACCGCCGCCTTAGCACAGATGCTCAGCCTCGCATCATGGGCGACCCCCGCACCACATGGAGCTACACAGTCTACCCCACAGGCTGGACTCAGGTACCTGACGGCACCGACTCCATGGGTAACCCCAAGTACCGCAAGGCCAACATCGAGGATTCCAAGCTCTACCCGCGTGGTCGCCTGATCATCGCCACCAAGAAGTGCATCCTCTACGACGGCCCTAACCCCTACTGGCACGGCATGTTCCCTGTCGCCAAGCTGTGCCTCGACCCGTGGCCGTGGAGCCTCCTCGGTCTAGGGCTGGTCCACGACATCATTCCGCTCCAGGACGCCCTCAACGAGACCCTGAACGGCATCCTCGACCACGTCAGGAAGCTTCTGCGCCCTGCAGTCGTAGCCGACAAGAAGTCCGTAGCCTCCTCTGTGTGGGAGCGTATTGACACCCGCGTCCCCGGCATCAAGCTCAAGACCAATGCCTCAGCAGGCAAGGGCATCGAGTTTGTTTCACCTGAAGCCCTACCGCAGTACACCTTCGACATGCTCCAGTTCATCACTGGAGAAATGGACTACCAAGCCGGAACCGCTAACTTGGCTGCCCTCAGTCAGCTCAACCAAGTCCCCGGCGAGAACACCATTGAAAAGATGCAGGAAGCCCTCTCGCCAGTGCTGCGCCTCAAGGGCCGTCTCCTGGAGTTCTTCCTCCGGGAAATCGGAGAAATGGTCAAGGCCAACTTCTTCCAGTTCTACAACATGCCCCGCCGAGTGTCCATGCTTGGCGACCAGGGCATTGTGTTTAACGACTTTGACTTCGACCCAGGTTCTCTGATCCCCTCCTACGGCAAGGACGACCCAGAATACATGTGGGAACTCGACAAGGCTCGCCCACGTGCAGACCGTGCCCAGTGGTATCACAAGAACTTTACCTTCACCATTACGCCTAACAGCCTGCTGGCTATCAGCCAGATGACCCGCAAGCTCATGTACATGCAGCTACGCACCATGAGTCCACCCCTCGTAGACAAGTGGACCCTGTGGGAAGTTCTTGAAGTCCCGAACGGCGGCACCCCGCCCAACGGTGAAAACACCATCGATCAGCGCTTGATGGCTGAACAGATGGAAATGATGCAGGCTCAGATGGCTATGCAGCAGTCTGCCATGATGGGCGGTATGGGTATGGATCCCTCCATGGGCGGTGGTGCTCAGGAGGGTCGTCCACCAACCTACCAAGAATCGCCCTCAATGCAGCAGAAGTCAGATGAGAACGGTGTGCCTCGCCAGACCATCTCAGCATCGGGCAGCGGAGGCCCCAGCTAGCAGCTAATGCCACCAAAACCTACTAACGCCTTTGGCCAACAGCTTCCTCTCAGCGAAGACCAAGATTACCTCGGGAAGGCCATTCAGGGCTTTCTCGGGGCAATCGGTTTAGGTGACGACGGAGGTAGCACTACAACTCCCTCACCACTTCAGCGATCCAATCGCGGAGGTCAACTAGTAGGATCAGTTCCCGGAGAAGTTCTTAAGGGATTAGGCGCCACTAAAGCAATTCCTGGGTTGGCTGTCACTGCGGTTCCTCCTGAATATTTAGCTAAGCTGCGCTATAGAGGAACTCAATTGATGCAAAAGCTTTTGGCATCGGGGGCTCTTGAAGAGCGGTCGATTGGGATGAATATTAAGAAGAAGCCGGGACTGGTTCAGCGTATTACAGGAGCTACACCTGAATTAGCAACTGTAGATGCCCATCCTGAGCTACTAGATGCTTTAAACTATGCACGTCAGCGATATCCTCGACTGTTTGCCCATAATATGGACATTACAGACATTGACGCATTTACTAAATTAACCGGGGCTGGAACAACAATCGGTTCCAGTGGTAAAGCAACAATACCTAATGTTGTAAATGATAATTCCCGTCTGCGAGAACCTAAAATCCCCGGGATTGGTGCAACTCCGTTCAGTAACATCCCCCCAACAGATATTCCTGTATTGCCACACAAGAAGGAAAATTTATCAAATCTATCGTTTAATCCACCTGCAATGCGTAATCAAGCAAGCGGCCCGTATCAAGACCTACGCCCCGGACAATATCAGTATCCTCAAGGTAGGCCTGCTGCAGACGTGGTTGGCCATGAAATGCTTCACTCGGCAGATCGTCTAACGTGGGGTAACGATTACTTAAATGATCTATATGAATACTCTAATAAGACATTTGGGTATAACAACAATGCACAGGAGATCCGTGCTCGCCTACAGGGAGGGGAATTTAATCGCCAATACCAAGAATGGGTTAAAGCAGGGCGACCTCAGACTAAATATAAATTAAGTAAATCTAACCCCAAGAGATAATTGACGTAATCCTCAAACTTAAAGGACACTGGTGCTAGATGCAAACGGTAAACTCAATTCTCAACGACTTAGATGAGCATTGGTATAAGCCACAAGATTACGTAGCAAATAGAGAGCGAAAGACAACCCTACCCGACTAATGAAAGCAGCTGAGTATTTAAATATGGCATCAATCAAGTCAGGCCAGAAATCAAACGACAACTTCACTACGTTGCCCACAAAGCCAACCGGCGATAAAACCCAGGGCAGCATGAAGATTGACCTTCCGACCTCATCGAAGTACGGAAAAGGTAACTAACTCCCGTGCCCAAGCAATACGAGAAGATCCGCGACACCTATATTGCTAAGGGCAAGTCCGAGAAGGACGCCAAAACCATCGCAGCAAAGACCTTCATTGCTCGCGGTAAGGGCGGCAACCGCTCAAAACGTGCAAAAGCACTTCACAAGGATTAATACTATGGCAACTGAACCGATCACAAGCACCCCCTTCAAGGACGCAATCCAGAGCTGCATCGGGAAGAAGAAGTAAATGCCCGTATTAGGCGTTCCTCCTCTCCCGTCCAGCATGCAGGGTGCAGCGGCTCCTGGTGGCGGTGGTCAGCCCTCAATGATGCAGTTAGCTGGCATGGGCGGCGGCACTCCGGGTATGCAGCCCGGTCAGTCATCCGGCATGAGCCAGATCTCCGAATCCGCTGTCCGTATGGGCAGTGAAATCGACCAAGCCCTCAAGATGCTAGCGCAGGCAATCCCTCAGCTAGCTCCGTGGGTGGAAAAGACCGTGTTTGAGCTGCGGTTCCAGATTGGTACAGCTCTACAGGGCGGCGGGGTTCCAACTAACCCAACCCCAGTGGATAACGAGTCGATGCCAGACGGATCTGGGCGACTGTAAATTTAACACGTGTACGACCGCATCGCTCCAGTGGCGGCAAACTACAGGAGTTTCAAGAGGAGACACAAGGCTAGCGTTAGGCAATCCAGCTTAACAGGTCAACTGTCAAATTAGCTGAAAGAGACAACAACTATGGCCAAGAAGAACGATGCCGCGTATGAATCATTTCTAGCCGACCTGAAGGCACTTAACCCTCAGATCGAGGAAATCCTGAAAGACGATAAGGTATCGACCAAGATTCGTGAAGGCGTCCTAGCCCGAGCCGACTACAGCTCGCACATGGACACACTCCGTGCAGAGCGCGAGGCATTCGCGTCAGAGGTTCAGGAAGCACGCCAGAAGATCTCGGGATGGCAGAACTGGTACGGTCAGGCAACAGAAGAGGTCGCAAACGTACAGAGCCGACTGCAGCAGTATGAAAGCTTATACGGACCAATTGAATCCGCAGACAAGAGGGAAGCAGCAAAAGTTATGGGTATCTCAAAGGAAGAAATGGATCGCGCACTAGAAGATCGCATGAACCAGCGAGACATTGCTGCCCTGAAGTTTGCGGACGACCTGACCGACATCAAGATGGATTATCGTGACCGATTCAAGGACAAACTAGACACGACAGCAGTTTTCAAGCTTGCCGGTGAACGCGGCGTAGACCTGAACACTGCCTATAACTTGCACATTGCAGACCGACTCGAAGAAGTTCGTAACAAGGACGTCGAGGAACGCATCAAGCAGGCACGTGAGGAGGCCGTATCCGAATACGCTTCTAAGCACAATCTGCCCGTGGTTCCATCCAGTAACGACATCGTTCACGTGCTGGACGCCAAAGATGTCCCTGCTACACAGAGGGATCGGGTTGCAGCCGCAGTTGCCGCAATGAATGCGGGACGACGGTAATAACCCCCAAAGGAGCTAATCAACTATGGCAGGACTCACAGGGTTCTTAGACGAACTCAATACATCTACACAGCGTTTCATCGTTCCGGGCATCATTGACAACGTCTTCAAGAATGACCCGCTACTCGCCTACATGAAGAAGAACAACCTGGAGAAGTTCCCAGGCGGTACTCAGATTCAGGAGAACCTCGTCTATGCAGCCCTGCCAAACGGCGGTGCCTACGCGGACGGCGATACCTCGACCATCGACATCGTCCAGACAGAAACCGGCGCGACCTTCCTGCCAAAGAACTACTGGGTTCCAGTAGGTATCAGCAAGAACCAGGCGCAGGTCTTCAACAAGGGCCCAGAAGCGGTCTTCCGTCTCGTAGATTCCCGCCTCCAGAACGCTGCCCTCACCATGTCGGCCATTCTTGCCATCGCCCTCTACAACGAGGGTCAGAGCGCAGGCCGCGCACTGCAGCTAAACGGTCTTGCTGAAATGCTGAACGACGGCACCAACAACAGCTGGAACGGCTCGACCTACACCACCTACGGTACCCTAACTCGTAACGGCACGATTGGCGCTGCCCTCAACAGCCCAATGACTGGCCCGACCTCAAACGTCAACGGCCCCATCACCTACAAGATCCTCGAGGAAGCCTATAACTCCGTCGTTATCGGTGACGAGTATCCCAACCTGATGGTTACAACCAACCTTGGCATGAGCTACATCAAGGAGAAGTTCCAGCCCCAGTGGCGTGTTGAGACCCAGGATCCCAAGATTGGCTTCAACGGCGTGAAGTTCAACCAGGCGATGGTCATCCAGTCGCAGTATGCTCCCGGTACTGTTGCTCCCTCCGACGCGACCAAGCTCGGTTGGACCACAGTAACTGCGGGTGAGTCACTGTTCTATCTCAACACCAAATACTTCCGCATGTATGTCACTGATGACCCAGAGTTCGGCTTTGGCTTCACTGGCTTCAAGCCTGCCCAGGACACACTCGTTGTGGCTGGTCAGTATCTCTTCACCGGCAACGTAACCTGCCAGTCGCCACGACTGAACAAGCAGCTCTTTGCTATCACTGGCTAATTAATTATTGGCAAATCGGTAGGGGCTTGGGATTCACCTGAGCCCCCGCCTTTTCACCTTTAAAGGAGAATCACATATGGCAGGCGTTTCAGGTCGTTTCTTCCCGATGGTTGGAGTATCACTTGGTGAGTTCCAGTCCTTCGACACATTCAATGCTTCTGCGCTCTCAAACGCAGGCATCCCCCCTTATGCGGGTCAGCTTGGCCAGGTCTTTGAAAAGAACGGCAAAGTCTACCGCATGGTGCAGTTTGACAACGGCACAGGCAACGTCGCCGCAGCCGCTGGCGGTGTAGCGCACTGGAAGACCCGTGCGAGCTACATTGTCACGTCAGACCAGACTGATGCCGAAGCCTCGCTCAACGGCGTAGCTGGCGGCTTCCTCATGGCGGTAACCGACCAGTATTACTGCTTCGTGCAGCTTGGCGGTGTTCAGGCCGTTACTGTGGACACCACAGCGACTGCCGGTACTGCGCTCATTGCGTCAACCACAGACCTTACCTTGGTAGCGACCACGACCAACACCAAGGGTAATCAGCTCATTTACGCAATCAGCTACGGCACCAATAGCACCACATCCGCCAACGCCTATTGGGTATTCGGTAACCTTCTGTAATCCATCTTGGCAGGGGCAGGCGGGATAAACTCCGTCTGCTCCCACCTTAAGGAGACTTCACATGGCCTCAACTATTACTCTCTCTGGCGACTGGCTTGTTTCGCTCGGCAGTGCAATGCAGACCTCGGGCACGGGTAACCTCGGTACCTATGCTACAGGCGGTATTGCTGTCTCGGCTCAGCAGGTAGGCCTCGGCGTCATCAAGTCGATGGTGATTGATCCTGCAGGCGGCTACACCTTTGAATGGGTAGCTTCGACAGGAAAGATCAAGGCGTATTACGGGAACGGCGGCCTTGTCGCCCACTCGCACGACCTCAAGATCATCGGCGGTCAGGCAGCTACAACTACTAACGAGCTTGGTTACTACGCCACTGACATCCTCGGTAAGGAAGCTGCGACAGACACAACCATCGCTGGTGCAGATTCTGCAACCAAGGGCGGCGTCGTTGCAGTGTCAGCTGGATCGGCTGCTGCAGGTACAGAAGTCACTACAGCCACATCACTTAGCGGTGTGACCTTTAACTGGAGAGCCATCGGCATCTAAGTTATACTAGGCACTAAAGTCACTCGGGGCCAAGGAGTAATCTTTGGCCTCGTTTTATAAGGGAGCTTTATGTCTGGTGTGATTGGGATTTCTACTGCTGAATCTGGCCGCTTCTCTATCTTCTACGCAGCCCTTGAGGGTCTTCAGATGCCCGATGAACCTGTGCAGAAGGTCTTTGCCCGGTCAGCTCAAATCTCAGAGAACCGTAATGCCATCACCAAACATGCCCTCGACGCTGGAGCCGATTGGGTACTCTACCTGGACGACGACCATATCCTTAGCGGCGACGTCCTACTGCGTCTCCTTGCAACAGGTAAGGACGTAGTCTCAGCCCACTACGTGAGACGTCAGCCCCCTTTCGGTACATGTGCCATGGGTGTAGAGCTTCCCTCAGGAGCCTTCATGTGGAAAACCTTGGAGCCTGCCGAAACAGGCCTCGTCTCAGTTGCTGCTGCTGGTGCAGGTTGCCTGTTGGTTCGCCGTGCAGCCCTTGAAGCCCTAGACCCGCCCTACTGGACCCTCGGACAGATCCACCCCTCATCATGGGGAGACGATTTGGACTTCTGCCGCCGACTGCGCCGGAAGGGTTTTGAAGTCTTCGTTGACCTTGATAACCCTATCGGGCACATGATGACGGGCACTGTATGGCCCTCTAATAGCCCCAAGCAGGGCTGGATTGCCAACTTCGCCCAAGACCCGACTCAACCCATTTTAGCTCAGTGGCCTATGCCCCTGCCCGGAGACATTTAAACTATGGCCAATACATTCGAGGAAATGAGCAGGTCGCTACGCCTCTATGTGCCGCAGCTTCCCATTACTCTCGCAGAGCAGTTCATCAGGGACCGCTACCGCCGTATCCTCGAACGCCGGGACTGGAGTGGCCTGCGGCGGGAATCCCAGTTCCTCCTGAGAGCACAGAAGGATGCAGGCACGGTAAGCTTCACCAGAGGTAGCACTACCATCACCGGCACGGGCACGGCCTTTGACGCCACTGACATTGGCCGTCAGTTCAAGGCCGGGGTGGGATCCCCTGTCTACACCATCACAGACGTAGACGTCCCGCTGCAGACTCTCACCCTGAACATGCCCATCGGGGTGGCCACCTCAGTGGACGTCACCTACCGCATTATTGACGCCTACGTGACCCCGCCCACGGACTTCCTGCGCTTCATCACTGTAGCTGATCCACAGCAGGGCTGGCGACTGCGGCACTGGATTACCTCAGGGGAGCTTATGTCCATGGACCCCCAGCGGACCTTCTTTGGTCAACCCTACTTGCTGGCTGACCGGATGTATGACGTCGCCACTGCTGCAACGGCCAATGATTACCGCCCACAATATGAAGCTTGGCCCTACACAACTGCCGCCAGAACCCTTTACTATACATACATTACGAAGGGGGCAGATTTAATCAATCCAACAGACCAGCCTATCTACCCTGTGCGGTCTGATGCGATTGTTTCGGGGGCACTTGCAGATGTGGTTCGCTGGCCAGGGACTGCAGATCAGCCCAATCCATACTTTAGTAGACCAGAATACTGGAAAGCCTACGAAGGTGAATTTGAGGACAAGATGATTGAAATCGAGCGCCGTGATGAAGACCTCTACATGACTCAGCTCGAAATGTACCCAATGCTGAACTACTCGCTCGCCCCGCTCAGTGCGTCGTTCATCCAGAGCCACGCTATTTAACTTTAAGGAGATCCCATTATGTCCATCTATCAGAAGTCGCCGTTCAAGGACGCCATTGAGTCGAACCCAATCCCCACTCGGGGCAGCAAGGGCGGCCAGTATGATTCATCGGAAGTCCCAGACACCCCAGGTCGTTCGGGCGGCATGTATCCCGAACTTCACCGCGATACCCAGTTTGGCAATCCCTCTGGTAGCGGTCCCTACAGCACTCCTTACAAGGACAAGGTAGGCAAGTAACTTCGTGCTCATCAGTGTGATGTATGGGGGCATCCTGGATCCATGGGAGCCCCCACCGCCCGGGGAAAGTACAACCGATAACAAGCTAGACTTGGGCTCAATCCACACCGCATACACTGGGCAGCAGCATACGTCCCTCGGGGGCTACAGAGGATTATTCTATGGCATTACAGAGTTTTGGAAAGGTCACGGTGTCAGCGGCTGGAACTATTGTGCGCGCTACATCGGGGCAGTCAGATCCCGCAGCGCGAGTTGCCTTACAAAGTATTCAGTTTCAGGCGCTGCCGAGCAATACCGGACTGATCTATATTGGTTTGAGCACACTTAACAAGTCCACAGGAGCCGGGGTACTTGCAGTGCTCTCTGCACCAGCCTCAGCCACCACGGGAGCCTTCGCCTCAGCCAGCTTCAGTGAACCTCTTGCACCTGCAGGGCTCAATCTAGCTGACCTCTACGTTGACTCCACAGTTAACGGTGAGGGAGTCTTCATTAGCGGGGCCGTGCAGTAATGATCTATGTGCTGCTTGGCATCATTATTGCGCTGCAACTAAAGCCCATCCACAGCTTCCGCATCAAGAAGGACAAGCCAGTTGAGGCTCCGGTAGAAGCTACGCGCATGCTAGACGCCCAAGTAGCCATTGCCTCTGCCCTCTTCGACGTTGGCCTAAACGTGGAAGACTATAACCTCAATGGTGACCTCAAAGGTTCCAATAAGTTTGGGGAGATTATTTTCCACGCGGCCAAGCACATGGGCATGCCGCTTAACACTTATGCAGATTTGCATAAGTTCTTGGTGAAGTAATGCCTACTCAAGTATTTGTCCAGCTTCCCTCTGATGTCGCCAATACAGGCAAACAGATTGAGCATGTTCAGCTAAACCCCTCTGGGTTCTACCGAGAAGTTATTGCGATTGGCAACCCGGACTCTGACACAGCTGTTGCTCCTGTGTCAGCTACTGCGGGTCTTAAGGTAGACCTCGGAACTGACAATGACGTAACTATTAGCGGATCCGTCGCTGTTACCAACGCAGACATCACAGCTACAGCTACCGTCAGCGGCACCACTGCTGACGCTGCGGTCACTGGAGACAACTCAGGAACACTCAGTGCCAAGCTGCGGGGTATGAATAAAATCCTTGCGGACGTCTGGGACTCAGTCAACAGCCGCCTCAAGGTCTACATTCAGAACGCAACTCTAGCTGTCGAAGGTACTGTTGCCAGCGACAGCGTAGATTCCGGTAATCCCGTCAAGGTTGGTGCACAGGCGCGCAGCACAGACATCACTGCAGTAGCCTCTGCAGACCGAGTAAATCTCATTGCCGATCTACTTGGAAAACTAGTTACTCTACCGTATACTATTCCTGAAAACAGTTTAAGTGGTACTGCAAGCAGCACAGGGACGTCCAACACGGAAATCATTGCTGCCCAAGGTGCAAACACTCGGGTGTACGTGACAAGCCTAATCATTTCAAATAGTAGTGACACAACTACAGAAGTGAACATCAAGAGTGCAAGCACAACGCTCATTACCGTTCCCGCTCCAGCAGGGGGAGGCGCAGTCATTCAGCTTCCTACTCCGTTGCGGTTAACGTCTAATGAGGCACTTAACTTTGCATCCGCTGCATCTGTAACAACAATGAGGGTATCTGCAGTAGGATTTAAGGGAATTTAACCCATGACCGAGCGCCTCCGATGAAGACCAGCATTATCATTCCTGCGCGAAATGAGCAATTCCTGGTCCCCACTGTAGCTGATGTCCTGTCCAAGGCGCGGGGCGACATCGAAGTTATTGCTGTGCTCGACGGGTATTGGCCTAATCCCATGCCAGCAGATCACCCAAACCTACGACTCCTCCACGTAGCTCCCGCTCGGGGCATGCGCCCAGGCATTACCGCAGCTGCACGTATGGCCACAGGAGACTTCATTATGAAGCTCGACGGCCACTGTATGGTCGCTGAGGGCTTCGATGAGCAGCTCAAGGCGGATTATCTGGAAGACGACTGGATCCTGACGCCGCGCCGGTATCCACTGGATGCCGAGAACTGGACTATCGAAGAAGGCAACCCCAAGTACCCCATCGATTACGAATATCTCTCCTACCCGTTTGAGCGGCTCGATGACCCCACCTGCGGGTTGCACGGCACGTTCTGGACTGCCCGTCGAGACGCCCGTAAGGACATCATGCTGGACGAGGACATGAGTTCACAGGGCTCCTGCTGGTTTATGTCCCGGTCAAATTGGGAGCGCATTACTCCCCTCAGGGTAGACCTCTTCGGGAACTTCTACGGGGAATCCCAGGAGATCGGGCTGCAGACCCAAATGCGCGGTGGTGCCATGATGCGGACCAAGAACACCTGGTACGCCCACCTGCGTAAGGGCAAGAAGTACGGGCGCGGCTACGCACTTGGAGCAGAGGGTCACCGCCGTGGAGCCTACGCCATGCTCCGTATGTGCATGCTCAACGAGTGGCCGGGGCAGACAAAAACCCTGCAGTCTCTTGTTGAACGGTTCATGCCAGTCCCTGGCTGGCCAGCTGATCTCGATAAATGTTTTGCAGAAGCGAAGGCGAGGATTTCCGGTGCCGTCTAATACACTTCAGGCGTGGCTCGATGCTCAGAATATTGCCCTTCCCGATGACCCTCTCGGTGTGCGGCTGCCCATTTCACGCTGGGAACACCTCCCTGCGCTGTTTGCCCACATGGGCTTCACACACGGAGCCGAAGTAGGCGTCGAGCAGGGACGCTACAGTCAGCGCCTCTGTGAACGGATCCCTAACCTCAAGCTTCTGGCTGTAGACGCATGGCTGGCTTACGGCGGCTACCGTGACCATGTGTCGCAGGAGAAGCTAGACGGCTTCTATGCAGACACAGTTAACCGCTTAGCCCCGTATGACCCTGACATTCGCCGTGGCCTCAGTGTCAATGTGGCTTCGACCATCCCTAACGGCTCGCTGGACTTTGTCTACATTGACGGCAACCACACCCTACCCTACGTCATTGCAGACATTGCTGCGTGGGCACCAAAGGTCCGCAAGGGCGGCATTGTCGCAGGGCATGACTACGGCAGGCGTTCAGTAGGGCACGTTGCGGAGGGGGTTCAGGCATGGACAGCTGCATACGACATTAGCCCCTGGTACATCTGCACAGGAGACAAATCTCCCTCATGGTTCTGGGAGGTCAAGTAATGGCCGACCTCTCTGTGCTGATTCCTGCTCGAAACGAGCAGTGGCTATCTAAGACCATTGAAGACGTGCTCTCTAACATGAGAGGCGATACAGAAATCATCGCTGTGCTTGACGGAGCATGGGCAGATCCGCCTATTGCAGACCACCCGAAGGTTACACTCATCTATCTGTCTCAGCCCATTGGGCAGCGAGCGGCGACCAACTTAGCTGCACGGCTCTCCACAGCCAAGTACATCATGAAGCTGGATGCCCACTGCGCTGTTGCAGAGGGGTTTGACCTTGAGCTCATCCGGGCTGCCGAAGAGCTTGGCCCACAGACCACACAGATCCCTGCCCAGACCAACCTGCACGTCTATGACCGGGTATGCCAATCCTGCGGCAAACGGAGCTATCAGGGGCCACAACAGAACCCCTGTGACCACTGCGGTGGCCCATGCACAATTGAAGTCGTCTGGAGGCCTCGGAGGGGCACCAAGACCACAAATTGGACCTTTTCCCCTGAGCCCAAGTTTCAATACGGCGGCACCGCCCAGGGCAGCAGTGACATCGAAGACGTCATGTCCTCACTGGGTGCCTGCTTCTTCATGGAGCGGGAGTTCTTTCATAACATCGGAGGACTGGACGAGCGGCACGGCTCTTGGGGGTCGTTTGGTATTGAGATTGCCTGTAAGACCTGGCTCTCAGGAGGCCGTCACGTGGTCAACAAGCGCACGTGGTTTTCACACTTCTTCCGCGTTGGTGGTATTGGGTTTCCCTACCCCATCTCCGGGGCCGAACAGGAACGTGCACGGACCTACTCCAAGAACATCTGGTTCCGCAACCAGTGGCCCCTGCAGAAGCACCAACTCCTCTGGCTGGTTGATAAGTTCTGGCCCATCAAGGGCTGGACTGACGAAGACCGGGACCGCCTCATTAACATGGCAAACGGTGCCGATGAGCAGCCAGCCGACTCTGATGCCCACAACACCGCTGTGCCCTCTGCTGTAAATGTTCCTGCCCTACCCGTAGCAAAATCCACAGCAGGCATCCTCTACTACACAGACGGCAACCTGGACAACACAGTTGTAGGCGATGCCGTGCGTAGTCAACTCGCTACCATCGGGCTACCTATCACAGCGGTCTCTATCAAGCCCTTGGGGTTTGGCGACCAGCGTATTGTGTTGCCGCTTGAACGGGGATACCTCACCATGTTCAAGCAGATCTTGGCAGGACTTGAGGCCATGGATACCGATATTGTCTTCTTCTGTGAACATGACGTGCTCTATCACCCGTCCCACTTTGACTTCGTTCCCCCTGACCGCGAGCAGTATCACTACAACCTGCACGTGTGGAAAGTGGACGCTACCTCTGGGCGTGCTGTCCACTACCTCACCAAGCAGACATCAGGCCTCTGCGCCTACCGGGACATCCTTATTGAGCATTACCGGGAGCGAGTAGCCCGAGTCGAGCGCGATGGATTCAGCCGCCGTATGGGGTTTGAACCTGGCTCCCATCGTCGGGCCGAACGAGTAGATGACCGCACCTCAGCTACCTGGATGTCCTCGGGCGCTAACCTTGACATCAGGCATGACCGCAACCTCACCCAAACCCGCTGGAGTCCTACACAGTTCCGCGACCAGCGCAATTGCCAAGGCTGGACAGAGGCAGACGAAGTACCCGGCTGGGGTCTCGTCAAGGGCCGCATTGAAGAGATCCTCACAGCAGTGGGTGCCCGTGTATGAGCCGTAAAGCCCTGCGTATGCTCTATGCTACGCTCCCGACTATTAACTGCAAGGGACTATGCTACCAAGAGTGCCAACACCCGGTTGCAGCGTGGCCTATTGAGCGGCGTGAAATGGAACGTACAACGGGTAAGCCCTATGTGTATCACACAGTAGAGCATCGATGCACTTATTTAAATGCAGCCCGTCAATGTGAAGCTCATGATGTGCGCCCTTATGTCTGCCGCGCTTACGGTACTGCAGATACCATGCGCTGTGCGTTTGGCTGTGAAACTACCGAGGGCACTTATCTGACTGACGCGCAAGCAGCAGATGACTTCAGAACATTAGACCAGTTGAGTGGGAATCGTACCATGCAGAAGCCCAAGGCAGTACGCTAATGGCGATTAGTTCTACACCTGTCCAGTCGAAGATAGTCGCGGCTTCAAGTTCATCCAGTATCACGCTTGACTCGACACCGACTCAGGGTAACGTCCTAATCCTGTTTGAACGGCAGGGCAACGGTAATACCGTCAACCAGAATCCTTTGACCGCTGTGACGCAAACAGGCGTGACGTGGACATTGGTAGTACAGCAGGTCGCTCAGAATAACGTCGTCGGTATCTGGTACGGCATTGTTGGCGCAAGCCCAAGCGCCACAATCAATTTCACTTTCACCAGTCCAGGTAACATCAATAGTGTTGCTACCTCGGTGGGAGAGTGGTCTGGTATCGATACGACGTCCCCTGTAGAAGCATCCAGAGCTGACCAAAACGGTAGCAGCACTTCTGCGACAACAGGAAGCATTTCAACTACAGCAGCCGCGGAACGTCTAATTGTTGCAGCCAATCGCAATATCAGTTTAACAACGACCTGCGACACCGCTGGGTTTGCAGAAGTAGTCACAGGCAGTCAAAACGCAGTCTATTTGAGAGCTGCCTCTGCCGCAAGTAGTTACACAGTTACTTGGACACTAAGCACGAAGGAGCGCTGGGTTACTGCCATTGCTGCATTTAAACCTTCTCTGGGCTCTCCCTCGGTTTCGCCCTCGGCGTCACAAAGCCCTAGCAGTTCGGTTAGCCCCAGTGTAAGCCCGTCAGCGTCAGTATCTCCTTCTGCGAGCCTTAGTCCATCATCGAGTGTATCCGCGTCAGTGTCGCCAAGCTCGTCTGTGAGCCCCTCGTCTAGTGCATCAGCTAGTGTAAGTCCATCTGCATCAGTTAGCCCTAGCAGCTCGAATTCTCCTTCGGTCTCACCATCCGCATCGGTATCACCATCGTCAAGCGTATCGCCGTCAGTTTCTCCGAGTGCATCAGTCAGTCCTAGCAGTTCAGCCAGTGCCTCCGTCTCGCCCTCCGCGAGCGTAAGCCCTAGTTCATCCGCGTCGGCATCTGTATCACCTAGCGCCAGCGTCAGTCCGTCATCGAGCATTTCGCCGTCGATTTCGCCCTCGGCGTCAACATCGCCGTCAGCCTCAGTGAGTCCCTCTCCAGGGTCAACACAGTCAGCCTACCCGGTCTCTGACATTGCGGCAGGCGGATGGACCCCCTCGACGGGCACTGATCTCTTCGCCATGGTGGACGAGCCAAATGTCCCCAACGACAGTGACTGGATTAACTCCCCCTCAACCACAGGGGATTTAACCGTTGAGCTTCGCCAGGGCACTACGTTAATCGCTACTCGTACCCAAGCAGCACCAACGTCTTACACCACCTACATCTTTACTCTCACAGGGGGCGAAGTGGCAACGATCACCAATTGGAGCAACCTGGCTGTGTGGCTTTCAGTTAATGGTACAGCTATCGCCAAACTGCAGCTGGGGACACTGTCCACCCCTGTTGATGCCTCCGGGACCAAGCTTTACATCAGGATGACGTCAGTATAATGCCAGCTACACGTACTGCAAAAGGCACAGCAGCGTCAAAGAATCAAGCTGCCGGGGCGTGGTCTCCTGCTTCATTGTCTTCAGTCACCATAGCTAATGGTGCCTCAATTATTGTAGGTGTAGCCAGTCTTGGTAATAACAACGTCACAGCTGTGTCTTGGAACGGCCAAGCACTAGCAAAGAAGACTGGATCAGGGTTCTATACAGCTATATGGGCTCTGCACAACGTCACCGGAGCTACCGGGCAGGTCACGATTACGCAAGCTACTGGAGGTACTGGCTGGAACCTAGCAGCCTTCGTAATTCAAGTTACAGGCCTTGCAACCTCACCAGATGACAAATCCGCAGGGCCAGTAACAGGCACGTCAACTGCTCCGTCTTCCGGTGCCACCGCAACTACCGCCCAGAATGATGAATTTCTGGTCGGATGTATCACAACCCAAGGGCCAGACGGCGACACACTCAATACTGGCTGGAGCAACGGATTTAGCACTGGACAGGCACTCGGCACAACAGGTGCGTCGGCTGCATCAAACACCAAGGTGTGGGAAGGTTATAATACTGTATCCACAACAGGGACTTATACTGCAGCAGCCACCCTGACAACATCGCGTGACTGGGGTGCAGTCATTGCTACGTTTAAGATTGCTGCAGCTGGTTCACCTTCGGTTAGCCCAAGCAGCTCGGCCTCAGCCTCGGTGTCGCCCTCGGCATCTGTATCGCCTTCAAGCAGTGCTTCCGCATCAATTAGTCCAAGTTCGTCGGTGTCACCATCGGTGTCGCCGTCAGCTTCGGTCAGTCCGAGTAGTTCTGCGTCTGCATCTGTTAGCCCTTCGTCAAGTGCATCTCGGTCAGTCAGCCCTTCGGCATCTGTCAGTCCCAGCTCGTCTGCCAGTGCTAGTGTCAGTCCATCGGCATCTGTTAGTCCATCGAGTTCGGTCAGTGCTAGCGTATCGCCAAGTGCGTCAGTTAGTCCGTCAAGCTCTGCCAGTGCATCTGTATCTCCCAGTGCGTCGGTATCACCATCGGCATCGGTAAGCCCTAGCTCCTCAGCTTCAGCATCCATTTCGCCCAGCTCTAGTGCCAGCCCGTCAATTGCTCCCTTTGTGGTGCGGGTATCGTGGGTTCGCCTGGAGACAGGCAATGGCACGTCGCCCTCTGCGTCGGTGTCACCGTCCAGCTCAGTATCGCCTTCGGTGTCGCCTTCGGCGTCGGTGAGTCCATCGAGCAGTGCTAGTGCGTCAACTTCGCCATCATCAAGTGTTAGCCCGTCAAGCTCAGTAAGCCCATCGGTTAGCCCGTCAGCTAGCGTATCTCCGAGTAGTTCGGCCAGCCCTTCGGTTAGCCCGAGCGCATCTGTTAGCCCAAGCTCAAGTGCAAGCCGCTCAGTAAGTCCATCGGCTTCAGTATCGCCGTCGTCAAGCGCGTCGGCCAGTGTGAGTCCCTCGGCGTCAGTGAGTCCCAGCTCATCAGCTTCGGCTTCGGTCTCACCCAGTGCGTCGGTAAGCCCATCAAGTAGCGTCTCTGCATCGGTCTCCCCGTCTGCCAGTGTGAGTCCGTCCAGCAGTGCTTCGGCTTCAGTATCTCCGAGTGCCAGCACTTCACCCTCATCAAGTGTGTCGGCATCAGTATCACCATCGGCCTCAGTCAGTCCGTCTAGTAGTGCAAGCCGATCAGTCAGCCCTTCTGCTTCAGTAAGTCCATCGTCGTCGGCTTCAGCCTCGGTTAGCCCGTCGAGTTCAACTAGTCCGTCCTCCTCGGCTAGCGCATCGACTTCCCCGTCTGCTTCACAGAGCCCATCGAGCAGCACGTCTCCTAGTGTTTCTCCAAGTGCATCTGTAAGCCCGAGTGCTTCGCTATCGACAAGTATTTCGCCCTCGTCGTCAGTAAGCCCGTCGAGTTCAGCGAGTGCCAGTGCTTCGCCCTCAAGCTCAGCGAGCGCTTCAGTATCTCCGTCAGCATCGACCAGCCCGTCAAGTAGCGTCTCACCGAGCGTGTCACCCTCGGCTTCACAGAGTCCCAGCTCTTCGCCTAGCTCCTCTGCGTCAGCTAGCCCGTCCCCCTCACCCAGTGTCAACAGGGGTAGCCTGCTCCTGCTGGGTGTCGGCATCTAATTCCTATCAGACAGGAGATAATTATTTGATGAAACCTGAGCTACAACCCGGAGATTGCCTTCTCTACAGCCCCGCCCCCAAGTCTGTCTTTGGATGGCTGATTGCCATTAAAACTTGGCACGCCGTGTCGCACTGCGAAGTTTACATCGGAGAGGGCATGAGTGTAGCCAGTCGGGACGGGAAGGGTGTCGATAGCTACCCAGTAAGGTGGGATAACCTCTCCATCATCATGAGGCCTAAGGGGGAGTATAAGTTTAACCTGCAGGCAGCCTTAAAGTGGTTCATCACTGAAGCCAAGGGGCAGAAATATGACTGGGTTGGGCTGCTGCGTTTTAGCTGGCGGTCGGACTTTGTGAAGGGCGGGGAGAATAACAAGCAGTTCTGCAGTGAGTTCGCCACCAGGTTCTACCGAGCTGGGGGACTTGACCCCTTCAACGGAGAAGACGCCGATGCAGTGCCGCCCTATTTATTCAGTATCTCTCCGGTGTTTAGCCGGGTGCCTTTGAAGGAGGCCTAGATGTGGAAGTCAGTTGGCAAGTGGGCAATTAAGTTAGCCGTTTTTGCTTTTAATCACCGTGACGAGCTGATCGCAGCCGTTGACGCCGTGGAAGCCGCAAAGAAGAACAAATAAGCTCTCATGAAGGCTAAGACATTAGTTGTTGCAGCCCTATCAGGCACTGGAGTTCAGACTGTTACAGGAGTAACCGATAGTACAGGTGCGCCTTTCACTGGAGAGGCGTTCCTGATTTACGGCAACTCAGCTGCAGACACCTTGGCAACCTTCTGCCGTGCCTCTTACGGCATGGACGATTTGGTATCACCCCGTGGTATGGCATTTGACGAGACCAACGAGTTCGGGGGCAAGATTGTTTCTTCGGGGGCAGGCAATAAGTCTATCCTTGACGAGCGAGGATCTGTGTTCTTCGGCGGGGCTATTGAGAGGCAAGCTTACATTAGTGCATCCCGCTCTGGTGAGTTCGATATTACCTATACAGTCAATAACCGCACCGGAGACAGCTTTATTGTTACTGTGCTAGGCGGGGATGATCTTCAGGCCAAGATTGGAGTAAATCCCACATCTGAAGTGTATACCGTTGGGTTTGCACCCGAAGCGGTTATTGGCCACCAGCAGGTAAATGGGGGCAGCTCTCCTGCTACCTCAGGGGGCGGCGGTAGTTCCTACGGGTGGGCAACTAAGTCCAGCGGCATGGGCACGTCTGCTATTGCTATCGTTCCTCAGGGGGGCAATGCCCGGTACCAGGTAAGCACCCTTTCAGGTGCTGTGCTTGATCAGGCATCTCTAGGATCTGTTTCTGTCTCTGGCACAGTCACAGATTTTGGCTCTGATAGCTTTACACTTTCTGGGGCGTCCTTTGGCGGATCCTATGCATATTTAGCTGTCGGAGGAGGAATTCTTGCTCGGGCAGGAATTATTACTCAGCCTCTTACTGCAGGGTCTGTAGAGGTTATCACCGGCATTACCAACAGGCTCGTCCTGCTGATGAGCGTAGGGTCGACAACGTCTACAGCTGTACAAACCGATAGGGCGACATTAAGCCTTGGTTCTTATGACGGTATCAGTGCCGCTGTTCATCTTGTGGGAGACGCGACCGTTGGCAACCCTGCCAGCACAGGATTTCGCTACTTAAGCACATCTGATGTGGGCCTTATGGCTACCCCAAACGGGGGCAGTACAGCGCTGACAACTAAAGTCCAGGGCAGCGGATTCTCTGAAACTAACTCGTCTTTTACCTTGAACTTCTCAGACGTAGACGGGGCTGCTGTTGAATGGTACTGGCTGGCCCTTGGAGAGACTCCTGCCCCTCCCCCGCCGCCAATTCCTGGGTGTGTGCCGTTTTTGTCCAATAATGCGCCGGTGACGACTGCAAGTTGTATCCCCGGAATTCCTAGAACTTAAGCTACCTTAGGAGATATGGTGAAGAAAACACTACTTTATACCGCTGCCCTCCTTGGCGCAGTCCTGGTTACAGACGCTGCCGCACAGGGCTCCCTCAGCAACCAGGTGCTACGCCTGCTCAGCCGAGCCAACACCTGGACGGGCATTAATATCTACGACCCCTCAGTGGGCATTGTGCTTGATTCTGACGGCACTGACCCTGACGCGGGGACCACCAATACCCTCTACAACAAGGGGGGTAACCTGTACTTCAACGGTGCCCTGCTGGAGTCTAGCGCGTCGAGCGGCACGGTTACGTCTGTTGGGTTGACAGCCCCCACGGACGTGTTTAACGTGGCCAACAGCCCAATCACCTCTGCTGGCACCCTGGCGATTACCTTCGACACCCAGTCAGCTAACCGGGTCTTTGCGGGACCAACTACCGGTTCAGCTGCAGCGCCAGCTTTCAGGTCTCTGGTGGCTGCGGATATCCCGGACATCTCCTCCACGTATTTAACTGCGTCCAGCTCGGCCACCCTTACCAATAAGTCGGGCAATATCTCCCAGTGGACAAACAACTCAGGCTACATCACCAACTCAGTAGCCACCCTGAGCAGCCTGACCTCTATTGGGACTATTGCTACTGGTACCTGGAACGGTACGGTTGTGGCTGGGCTATACGGCGGCACCGGAGTGGCTAACTCGGGTAAGACCATTACGCTTGGGGGCAATCTGACGACTTCAGGAGCCAACAACGTAACCCTGACCACCTCAGGAGCCACTAACGTCACACTGCCTACCTCAGGCACCCTCGCAACTACAGCAGCGACCTCACTAAGCAGCCTTGCGACAGTCGGGACCATCACGTCAGGCACCTGGAACGCCACAGCCATTGGCCCAACCTACGGAGGCACAGGGCTTACTTCGGCCACCCAAGGCGACATCATTTACGCGTCAGCGACTAACACGTGGGCAAAGCTAGCCAAGAGCGCCACGGCTACTCGCTATTTAAGCAATACGGGCACCACTAATAACCCCGCGTGGGCGCAGATTAACCTCACGAACGGGGTCACTGGAGTTCTGCCCTCGGCTAACGGAGGCCTTGGTGTAGACACCTCAGGGGTAACCAACGGCCAACTGCTGATTGGCAAGACCTCAGATAACTCGTTGAATCTGGCGACCATTACCGGCACCACAGATCAGATCACTGTAACCAACGGAGCCGCCAGCATCACCCTAAGCACACCGCAGGGCATTAACACCACCTCAACCCCCCGGTTTGCACGGCTAGGGCTGGGCACCGGCGCGGGGGCTACTGCTGTATTGACCACCTCGGGCGTCTTCGATGTGGGCTACTACGACAACGGCAACTCAGGCACAGCCAAGACAGTTACGTGGACAAACGGCATGGTGCAGAAGATTACCCTCAACAACACCACGACCCTAACCTTCGCAGGAGCCACGAACGGTGTCGCAGAGTACCGGCTTGATGTTATCCAGGACGGCACAGGATCCCGCACAGTAACGTGGCCAGCTGCAGTCACGTGGCAGGGAGGCTCTGCACCTACGCTAACCACCACGGGAGGCAAGACAGACATCTGTACGTTCAGGTGGAACGGGTCGGTTTACTTCGGCAGCTGCTCACTTAACTACTAAGTTATAATGAGAACTATGAAGAAAAACATCGCAATCGGATTGATTCTACTGTTCAGCCTCTACGGAGCGGTGAACTTTATCGGTAAGGGCTGGTATTACCTGAAGGTCATTCGCACAACCGAGCGCATCCTCAAGGCTCAGAACGTGCAGTTCCAGTTCTAACATGAGCACCCAGTAATGGCAAACTATGTTGCATACACTCTGGCGGATTTGCAGGCTCAACTGGCTCAGCGTGCAGATGGGTCGCCTTTTTGGACGTCAAGCGAAGCGACCGACGCCATTAATGAAGCACTTCTGACGTGGAATGCCCTTACTGGGTTCTGGCGCGACACTATTACCCTGACCACTACGCCCAATAATTGGGACTATGCACTGCCTGCCTCGCTGGTGTTTGGCACCCGTGTGGAGTATGAGGGCAAGTCTCTGGCACAGGCGTCAATCGGTGACATGGATTATGGGCATCCCGGCTGGCAGGGACAAACCACAGCGTCAGGGGGATCCGTGCCAAACGTCCCCCGCGTGTGGTTGCCCCTTTCAGTTGACATGATTGCTATCTGGCCTGCAGATGCTACCGGAGGTCACACTCTTACTGTAGACGGCGTGGCTGCTACTCCCAAGCTCAGTGCACCTGGGGACTACATTAACATTGGCAATGAGGAGCTGAGCGCAGTGCTCGGCTATGCCCTGCACGTCATGGCCCTGAAGGAAGGTGGTGCACGTTTTGAAGGCACTATGGGGTATCTGCAGGACTTCCTCCGCGCTGCTGCAGAGGAGAACGATCAGCTCACTATGAGCAGTGAGTTTAGGAACTTCATTGGCACTGATGAGAACCGGCAGACCCGCGTTACTCGCGGTGGCAAGACTGCCTATGATGATCTCTCGGGCAGGACTCCCTAATGGCTACCTACAAGGGCGTCTCGTTTACTACAGTTACAGCCTACACTGATCCCACACTGACAGATCTTGCCATCATCTATAGTGACGTAGGGCAAACAGAGGTAGCCAGAAATCCCTTTCCCTGCTACGGAAATTATGAGTTCTACGGCACTGCTGGGCACTACATTGTGCACGGGGATTTCACTAGACTGCTGGCAGTAAACTCATCAACCAAGCTGTGGATTTATAAAGCGCGCACTACTGCGACTTCTGGGTATCCTGACAACGGGCATCTGCTGTGGGACAACGCCACCCAGACAAGTGCTACTCACCTTATCCTGAGTCACCTCACTGAAGACGGGCTGGACATTGATATCTTTGTCACTTTCACTCAGGCAGGCGATAAGATCATCCTGCAGGACTCAGATGACTCGGGGAATAACCAGCAGTGGGACGTGACTGGAGCCCCGGTTAACACTAACGGAGGCACTCCAACAAGCTACTGGACTATTCCAGTCACACTTGATTCGTCAGCAGGCGACGGCACTACAGGATTTGCCAACAATCACATCCTCGTTTTGGGGGTTTTATCATGAGCTTCACCGACCAGCAGGTCATGACGCAGCTGCAATACACAGTCATTGAAGACCCTGACGGGGGACAAACCTGGGCGTCCGGGCTGTGGGATATGGATGAGGTTATTGCTTATCTGAATGATAGGCAGAACCAGTTCCTGAAGGACACCCACTTCCAGTTCGGCATCGCCCTGATTGACGCCGTGCAGGGGACATATATTTATGACCTCCCTGACGACTGGATTAACACTATCCGGGTGCTGTGGATCAATGCTGCAGGGGAGACCAAGGAGTTAACCCGCAGTGACATCTGGGAAGCCGACTACGGTATGCCCAACTGGTCTGTGGTTCAGGGTATTCCGAATATCTTCTATGACGGGGATAAGCCCATCACACTGAGGGTCATGCCGGTGCCTTCTGAGAACGCCACCATTCAAATCCACTACGTCCCCTACGCCGCGCTACTTGATGGTTCAGGTGAGTTGATGACCCTGCCTGATGAGTTTGTGCCGTCCATCAAGTACGGGGCGCTTGCAGACATGTTCTCCAAGGTGGGCCGTGCAGCGGATCCGGTGAGGGCTGAATACTGTGCCAAGCGCTACCGCATGGGCGTAGAGATCGCCAGGTTGCTTGTGAAAGGGTTCGCCTAATGGCATTGTGGGCTGCCCATACTTCGGGCCAAGATGCTAATAACATGTCTATTCCGACTCCCCCAGGAGCTGAGCAGTAATGCCAATCCAGAAGTCCTTAATGGGCACCCCAGTCGTTCCGGCCCAACTTGATGCCCCATTTGAATCCCACTTTACCCGGTTCGGATTAAAGGGCATTGACATTAACAATGCCGTCGACGCGGTGGAACCCAATGAGCTGACCCGCATGCTCAATGTTACCCACCGTATGGATTCGAGCATTACCTCACGGGCGGGGCAGACGAATATCTACGGCAGTGCAGTGGGGACTAATCACCACTCAATCAAGCGGTTGAACTCTCCCAATGATGCTTCTTATACGCGGCTTATTGGTGTAGACACAGCTCTCTACGGCGGCGTTAACTCACTCAGTCTGATTGAAACCGGATTCAGCGGTGAGCCTCTGAGCATGGTGCAGTATCATCCACCCCTCAGTGGAGCCAGCTGGATGTACATTGGTGACACCAATAAGATGCGTAAGGTGCGTGCTGATGGGCTCAGTCTGCCTATTGGCCTCCCTGCTCCTTCGACTGCTGCCTCTACTGCACTGAGTGCTGAGAACAAAACCGTCATTGCCTCCTTCACATCTGCAGACGGCACTGATCCTAGCAGCTGGACGGGCAACCCTGGATACACCTACGACAGCCCCCCGGTTCCTATTGGTGGCACTGAAATCTACGCCGTAAGTGAGCCTGCTGTAGGCCCAGGTATTGCCTTTGGCGCGCTGTATCCGCAGCTGACCCGGAGTGGCTACTACGCCTTCTACGGTGTTCCTCATACTGTGGATCTTAGTCAGGTGGGCGGCGTGCCTGCTCAGGATGATGACTACATTCATCTGCAGCTGAACTTCTCACACACGCAGTTCATTAAAGAGTTCCGTATTTATCTGGTGTGCAGCCAGACCTTCAGCCCTTCAGTGCTGCCGGGTGTGTCAGGGGAAGACGGAGCGAACTCTGATGCCTACGTGAAGGCTTTCAGTGCCAACGACTTTGCGGCCTTTGTGCAGGCGCAGTTGACACAGTTTGACGCAGCTGAGCTCGCTCGTATTAGAAGTCTGCGGAACCAGAATCTCACAGAGAGCAGCCCGACCATCAGCGATGCACGCTACGACAGCATGCTCGATAACCCGAACCTCAACACTGTGGTGGCGGGTGGAGAGATTGCGCGTACCATCACGGCAGCATCGAACGCCGCGTCAGACCAATGGCAGCCCTACGGTGTTGTGAGTATTCCGCTACGTCGAGGTGATTGGCAGCGCATTGGTACTACTGCAGGGCGTAACTGGAGCAACATCACAGGAATTGTCTGCTATATCCAGACGGGGCCGTCCGGTGAGAACCAGGTCGGCACAGTAGCTGTACGCCTCAGTGAACTCTACATGACAGGCGGCAGCGGACCAGACTCGGGCGAGGCTGAGGACTCACCATATGACTACCGCTACACCCACTATGACCCGCGCACAGGTGCAGAGGGCAACCCGTCTCCGGTGCAAAGCGAGACAGCATATCTTGATGCCCTCAGGCGGTCGATTGTGGTTACGCCTGCAGCTTATGGGGACAGCAGCATCAGGCAGCGCATTTATAGGCGTGGTGGTTCAGCAGTATCGGACTGGTTCTACGTTGGGCAGAATGACTCTGACGGCGGGGCGTTTGTCGATGAAGAGACAGACGGGGAAGCCATTGCTTCAACTTCACTGCAGATTGATAACTATCAGCCAGTCGCTACAGTCAATGCCTCAGGGGACACTGTCCTTGGGCAGCCGCTGAATAGCATCTGGGGGCCGCTGCAGGATCTCATCTTTGGCTGTGGGGATCCGTATAGACCAGGAGACGTGTACTTCTGCAAGCCCGGAACCCCCGATAGCTGGCCTGATGATTATAGGACTGAAGTAACTGCCCCGTCAGAGCCGCTGCTGACAGGGTGCATGTATAACAGCCAGAGCTTTGTCTTCAGCTCAGAGCGTGGGTTTATTCTCTACCCGAACTTCAGTGGAGAGATCCCCTCGGTTTCTGCGGCTAATACAGGCTGCACCAGAGGTCCAGTGTGCCGGTGGGGGCTTGCTGTTGGGCTGGGCGGGATTTACTTCGTTAACAACGACGGCATCTACCGCACGGTTGGTGGAGCTGAAGAATGGTTGAGCATCGACATCGATCCTATCTTCAGGAACAAGGTCAAGAATGGGTACTACCCTGTAGACTTCAGTGACCTCACAGCTATCAGGTTGGAGATCTTTGAGAACGAACTGTATTTCCAGTATAGAGACACTGCTGGCGACATGCAGGTCATGATCTACTCGATTCCCTTCCAGTTCTGGCGGCACTATCAGTTTGGTGCAGACCCCAGCTGCTTCTACGCAGACGAGGGCAATGATGACTCTGTGCTGCTGATTGGCGGTATGACGACGGGTAAGACCTACTCGTATTCGGGTACCAGTGATGACGGCGCAGCCATTGAATGCAGCATGAGGACTGGAGCCATTGACTTCGGCAGACCTCGCTTGGAGAAGCGCTTCGGGGACCAGACTCTAGACTATGACAGCCCCATTGAGCTGACCCTGGTGAACTACGTCGATTACGAGGCTGTTCAAAACGCTGACGTGCTGGTTCCGGCTTCGTCTGGACGGCAGGTGGCAGTGCTTGATGACTTCGGGACAACCCCGGAGCGTGCCAAGAACATTGCCACAGACATCTCCTGGAGCACTACAGGAACGTCACCGATCATCTATCAGCTCGGCACTACCATGCAGGCTGAGCCTGACATTACAGTCAACCGGGTGACGCAGTGGGATGACCTTGGACATGCAGATGCCAGCTACCTGATGGGCGTCACGTTTGACTGCGACACGGGCGGTGAAGACCGGACCATCATTATTGAGGGCGATTACGACGGGGCGATTATTACTGTCGCTACCCTGACAGTGAATGCTTCAGGTAGAAGGAAGCTGAAGTTCAGCTGGACTGGCACCCTGATTAACAAGGTGCGCGTGCGGCCTAATGATGACTGCCTTGCGTGGCAGCTCTTCAAGGTGGACTGGATTTCACAGCAGGAACCCCCGAAGATCTCGAAGTGGGATACGTACTTTGAGAATGGGTGGGATCAGTATTACACCGGGCTTGACCTCTATTGCCATACGTTTGGGCTTGATAAGACGATTGAGATTTACGTCGATGACGTCTTGGTGAAGACCGCCACGGTGAATACCAATGCGCGTCTGGTGAGGCACATCACCATTCCGTGGGGCCGTGGACACGTGTTCCGGTTTGTGGCGACTGATGATAATCCTGGGGTGCTCTATGACTTCCGGTGGCACCTTGAGGCTGAGCCGTCTGAGCAGACCAACTGGAACCAGAACTTCACAACGCAGGCGGCACTGTATGACAAGTACCTGAAGGCTGTTGTCTTTGAGTGTGACACCTTTGGGGAAGACAAAACCGTGACGATTGAATGTGACGGTGTGGTTGTCGAGACTCTGACGATTAATGCTGACGGGCGTAAGGTAGTGCAGAAGGCTTTCCCGCAGCACCTCGGGCGGGTGTTCAGGGTGTATCCAACCGATGATAATCCGTCGAGGCTGTACTCAGTGCAGTTCGTGTTTGACGGGGAGCCGTTTGCACTGGACCGCTGGGAGACGCAGGAGATTACTCACGGCATGAGTGGGTGGAGCTATGCCACCTACGGAAACATTACGCTGAAGTCCACTGCGGACGTCACCCTAAGCGTGACTGCGTTCAATCAGCTGGGAGTTGCCACTACGAAGACCTACGTGATTCCCTCAACAGCGGGAGTTAAGGTGAAGACCTTTGTGCCCTTTGAAGCCATGAAGGGGATCCTGCATAAGTATCTGCTGACCTGTTCGGTGCCCTTTACGCTCTATCAGGAAGAGACAACAGTGTTCATCCGGGAGTGGGGTACTAATCAGACAGCCCTGATGCATCCGTTCGGGGATTCTGACCAAGACCCGACGAGGAACATGTTTAATGCGGCCCTCGCTGCCGCTCGTCCAGGAGGGACATCTAACTAATGGCCCCGGCAAAGCAGAAAAGCTACCCGCGTGTTGCCAATATTAAGGACCAGGACGTCAGGGAGACTATTAGATTGCTCTGGGACGCTGTGCATAACCAGACAGAAACTGCGACGGCCTCTGTTGCAGACTTGAGTGCAGCGAACTCAACTATCTCACAGCTGCAGGACACCATCAGTAAGATGCAGAAGCAGATCACCCAAGTCGCCGCTGGTGGAGGTACTGCAACACCTTCGTCTGTGGGCGGGGGCGGGTCTGCGGGAACCTCAGGTGGTTCAGGCAGCGGGACTGCAGGCGGTGGCGGGGGCCCAAGTCCTATCCCTGTGTATCATTCGGACCAGTCTGCTGTGGTTATTCAGGCGAAGGCCGATTTGATTGCTGCATCGGTGGACCTGTCTGGGGTATGCGGCAGCTTTCAGATTATCAAGCTGGCCGTGTGGCGGTTAAAGGATCTGCCAGACCAATCAGGGATCTCTCTGATTGGCAAGGGCGGGACCAACTGTGACGGCTACTCTATTGACGCCATTATGTATCTAGACGGGACTGTGTGGGATCTACTGATTGACGCAGATAACGGGACAAATGCAACCCCCACGTGGAATTATGCGGGAACCCGGCCTGTCAGTGACGCTCGGCCACCTATTGCACCGGCTATCTAAATGTTGCCTGCTGCCCCCTTTTAGGGCGAATATTGAGCATTAATATGGTAGTGCGAGAGCTTCCCCACGAAGAATGGTATCGACTGCAGGATCTGCCCATGGCAGGTGCAGGGCTGCCAGCCCCTGAGGTGCTGGTAGTTGTGGCAGAGGATGACCACGGAGACATCATCGGCGTGTGGACTGCGGGGCCAATTATTGTACTTGAAGGGCTATGGGTGAGAGAAGACCACCAGAAGAAGAGTGCCCTCTACCGGATGTTCCACTTCATGGTGGAGCAGCTTAAGGCCATCGGAGTTCCTGTGGTGTATTCCATCGTTCAAACCCCAGACATGCACAGATTGGCAGCACATGGTGGGTTTCAGCCCATCGACGGCCAGCTGATTGCCCTCAATTTAGGAGATAAATAAGAATGCCAGCTATTCCTATTATTGGGCTGGGAATTGGTGCCTACTCAGCCTACCAGCAAGCAAGAAACCAGGGGAAGATCGCCAACGCCCAGCGGGACATGATGAACCGGCAGTCAGGGCTGGCCAATGAGATCTCCACCATGGGCAAGGGCCAGATGCAGATGGGCCAGCCTGCTATGGCGAAGGCCATGCAGTATTACACCACGCTTGCTGGTGGCGGCAGAGGAGCTATGAACGCAGCCATGGCACCTGAGCGCAACCAGATGGCTGAGAGCTTCCGGGGTGCCGAGCAGGGCATGCTCGCCCGTATGGGTCCAGGTGCAGGACGTGACCGTGCGATTGCTGAGATGTACCGCAATAAGGCAGGAGCCATGGGCATGATGCCGTTCCAGGCACGCCAAGGCGCAATGGGGCAGCTGGCCGGAATGGGTGGTCAGATGATGAACCGGGGTGCGGACATGATGGGGGCAGCTGGTGACGTCATGAGCGGTGCTTCAGCCACAGGTCAGAGAGCAAGCCAAGCCCAGCAGACCGCAGGTAATGCGTGGGGTAACTTGATCACGCAGGGTACGCAGGCTGCAGCAGGCGGGTGGGATTGGTGGAAAAATCGACAGAACGGTGGCGGAAACGGCCAACCCGGTCCATGGTCGGGGGGTTATAAGTTCTAATGGCTGACGAATACATTTCTCCGCTTGGCAGTCTGGTTAACTGGATTGAAGGAGAGCGGCAGCGGAATCGCCAGCAGGAAGACGCTGACCTTGACCAGAAGATTACCCTGATCCATGACATGATCACTGGCCCGGGAGCTAACCCGGCGCGTACTGCTGACGGTATTAGAAGTATCCTTGAGCTCCAGCAGGCCAAGGGCGGTCGGCAGAAGGGTAAGCGCAAGGGCGGTATGGCTGGCTTCATGGGTGCCAATGAAGAGATGATGCCGGATTTTCTGGCTCAGCTCATTCATAAAGACCGCCCATATCAGGGGCCAACCTACGAGGAGAAGCAGACCCCGGTTATGCAGCCTGCCAGTGTGAGCAGACTGCCCGGACAGATGGACCAGCAGCCGTCGTTTGGGTCGGCTATTGGAATCAATCAGCAGCCTGATGAGCAGATCAGCAGTGCTGCGATTAGCCAACAGATGGGCCGGGGTGCGCCAACAGGTGGACAGTCCGTGCTTAGGGATCCCGTGATGATTCCGCCCCCACCGCTTAATGCAGCCCCCACGGGGACTCCCATGCTGAGTGCCGCAAGGCAGATGCAGCAGCAGCCGCAGAATGTCCAGCTTCCTGGGGCCATGGGCATGCAGACTACACGCACGCAGTTGCCAGATGAGCAGCAGCCGTTCATGCGGAGTCCTCAGGAGATTGCTGAACTTGAGGGGCAGGCCGCTGGCATCAAGGAGAATGCCATCTATGATGCGCGGAACCAGGCCAAGATTGCCATGTATAAGCGTGCTGGACTCAGCGATGAGGAGATCCGGCAGCTGCTTGTACGCGAGGCTACAGGAGCTGGAGCGCAGCTGCAGATTCAGGACGCAGGGTTCTTTAAGATTGGTGACCGGGTTATCCATGCTATTCGCCAGTTGAATCCCCGCACAGGGATGTGGGACACCGTAGATCAGGTGTCGGGGCTGCCTGTTCCTCCAGAGGCTGAGGTGATTGCTGCTCCATCAACTATGAATGATACTGCACCTACTTCGTATAAAGAGTGGCAAAGAAGCAAAACTGATGCTGAGTCCCGTGGTGAAACTGATTTCCCCTCGTATGAAGAGTGGCTGACGATTGATGCTCGGCGCAGACCAAGTGTTAATGTCACTGTCCCCCGTAATGAGGCTGGGCTGACAAATTCGCAGGCATTGGCCGCAGCTGCTTCTGCACAAACCCGTTATGAACGGACGCGGCAAGAGCTTAACGACATTGAGCGCAATGTCGGGGTGATGAATACTACCCTACCCATCCTGGAGGCTGAGGTAAAACAGACAGGTGGTAAGCTTGGCCCATCGCATATCGCACTAATCTATGCGTTTAACCATGCTGTTGAACCTGATTCGGTAGTTCGTGAGGGTGAGTTTGACCGCGCTACTAAGGGACAGGCATGGTTTGACCGTCTAAGAGGCCTTGCAACTAAGATGAGCAAGGGCGGTGTTGGGATGACCATCGAAGAGGTCAGAGAATACGTCACTCTTGCTAATGCAATTATGAAGGCTGCCCAGATTAGACATAGGCAGCAAGAGCTGAGCGCATTTGCTGCTCAAGCTAAGGCCGGTGGATACGGACTAGATCAAGTGTTTAGGAAGGACGACCTGGATTACTGGAACGGACCGAATGCTGGAGGTGCTGGTACACCACAGCCCACAGGGCCACAGGTGGGTGATACTCGTCAGGCACAAAACGGGCTGACTTTATACTTCGATGGCCAAGGATGGACAGATACCCCAGTGCTTCCTAATCCCCCTGGAGGAAAGCGGTAATGGCTCAGAAGAAATACTTTGACCCAGACTCTGGGGAAGAAATTACTCCTCAGGCGCTAGCTAAGCAGCCCAACGTGAAGATCTCAGAGGAGGGCTACGGTCAGATGGCACTGAATCCTGAGATTGGCGGCGTCTATACAGGGTTTGGCGCACCGCCACGACAGAAGGCTCCACTACCTACGCGGTCTCCTATTTCTCCTACAGATATTCCTGAGACCCCAAAGGATAAGTTCTTTGGTGCTGTTGCTGCTACCCCCCGTGTGGCGAAGCAGGTTACAGACTGGGGCTTGGATAAGTTGGCAGACCCTGAGGTATTAGCTGGGCTGGGTGCCGGGTATCTGACAGGCGGGTTAGGCTTAATACCTGCAATGCTGGCGAGTGGGGGTGCTACAGCTAGTGTTGCGGCTGCCAGAGAAGGGTATAGCGCATCTAAAGAGGGCAGACAGGCAAATTACACAGCTCCTCTTGCGACAGGTATGGCATCAGGCATGATCAATGAGGCTGGGGGCCGTATGCTTATGGCTCCCTTCCGGGTTAGGCCTGAGATGACACCAGCAGGATCGCAGCTAAAAGCCTACTTCGATGCTAAAAATGTCCCTTACATGGCGAACCAATTGACGGATTCTCCAGGGCTGAATTTTGCAGCGAACTTTGCAAAGTATGCCCCAACCAGCAAGCACATTGTGCAGGATATTGAAGAGCAGCAGGGCAGCAAATTCTTTGACGATATCCACCGCGCTGCACTTGAGATGAGTCCTAATCAGACAATCCCATTAACAGCAGAGGGAACACTTAATACAGGAGTATCAGGCCAGTTAGCCCAGAAAGATATTGCAGAGCAGCTCATTGAGGCACCTAAAACTAGCGGGTTCCCTGAGTTTATGTCTAAGTACGGCAAAGCACGAAAGACTAAAACAGTAGATATAGGTGATGGCGGCCCTGCTGTTACACAGAAGGGACCAACTGTTGAGGCAAGCCATAAGACTAGAAGTGAACTTCTGGCAGAGAGCAGAAATCCCAACATCAGTCGGGCAGAACGTCAAGATCTACTAAGGCAAGCCAGCGGTAAGCTCCGTAGTATTAATGAAGCATTACCTGACGAGACAGCGCGAGAAGAATATAAAGCAATTGCTACCAAATACAAGACATTAATGGGGCGAATTGATAACCCCACGACTGAAGCCCTGCGTACAGGTGTAGCTAATGATATTCCTGACCAGCTGTTGGATTCTAAGTTGTATAACTACGAAAACCTCAAGACTAAAACAGGTCATACCTTTGATGATCTTTTAGGCAAGGTACAGAGTGCCCTTTCTCCCGAGGCATGGGGTCAACTTCAAGCTGACACTGTCTATAGAGCAGCTGAGAGGGCCATAGACAAGAATACCGGCTTTATCAATGCTGACGCACTGCAGAAGATTATCAATAATATCGATGAGCCTACAAGAAAACGACTCTTCGGCAAGAGCTTACCTGATGTCAGCCTAACGGCCAAGCTGCTGTCTCAAGCGCAAAAATACCATAAGGACGAAGCCGGTAGACTGTTTGCTGCTATTAGAACAGGTGGCGCTATTACAGCATTAACTACAGGCGCTGTTACTGGGAATATTGGTAAGGGCGCTGTAGGTTCAGCCCTGGTGCTTGCCAGTCCAAAACTCTTGGCAAAGGTATTAACTAGTCCTATCGGGCATAGGCTGCTGGTTCGGTCTCTTGGCAGTACAGCTAAGCCAGGTACTGTGCAGGCGTCCCGTGCGCTAGTGGCATGGCTAACCAAGGCCGCAGGTGAAGAGCTAAGAGAAGCTGTTGTCGCCCCTGAAGAGGTGCAGCAAGAAAGTGTAGCTGGTCCAGATACCGATATGGGCATCCCCGAGCCACCACAGTAATGGCTGACTTCGACCTGCAGACCTACCTGATTAACATGGAAGGCCGGTTAACTGACCGGTTTGATGCGATCGACAAGAGGCTTGAAGATATTCCCGAGCTGCAGACGAGGACGGCATTGCTTGAGCAAACGGTGGGGACGCTGACGAGGGGGCTTTGGGCACTCCTTGCCGCGTTTCTGAGCAGTGCTGTCGCGTATTTGATTTCTGCCTTTCGCCACTCCTAAGGAATTATGGTTAAGCTTGATACGATTTACCCGCCCCTGTTGAAGGCGGTGCAGGGCGTGCTGACTCAGATGGCTGCAGAGGGGCACCCTATGCGGATCTGTCAGGGTGTGCGGACCACTGAAGAGCAGCAGAAGCTGTGGCAGCAGGGCAGGACTACTCCGGGGAAGATCATTACGAATGCGGACGGGGTGAAGAAGAAGTCCAACCACCAGGTACGTGAGGACGGTTGGGGGCATGCTGTTGATTGCTGCTTTACCACTGGAGATCCTTTCGGGGAAAGCCAGCCGTGGGCACGGTTTGGTGAGCTGGTGAGGGCTGCAGGGCTGAAGTGGGGCGGGGACTGGGTGTCATTTAAGGACCGGCCACACGTGGAGTTGGCATAGAAGTTGCAGAAAGGATAATATGGCTAAGTCTGATGTAGAGATTGTGAAGGCACAGCTAGAGGCACAGGGGGTCAATGTGAGCACCCCGTGTGGGGCGTTTAAGATCACTAAGGGTGTCGCAGAGAGGCTGGCTCATACTGGAGCGGGGCTGCTTAGTAAGCCGTCAGGGAATAACTGCGACGGGTTTGCTGTGGACATCATTGCATATGCCGATGGACGGATTTTTGACATCCTGATTGACTCAGGCGGGGCTAATGAGCCGACCTGGGACGCCAAGGGTGAGGTGGACCCGTCACGGTGGGTGCCTGTGCCGCCCTCTAAGGGGCCGTCAGAGGCCATTCCGGATCCTCCGGTAACTAACCCCTCAGGGTCAGCCTGCAAATGCAACCTGGAGCCTCTGGAGGGCTCTCTGGAGGGCATTACGGCTCTTCTGAAGGCTATTGGGCCAAAGCTAGATATGGTTCTGGTTCATCTGGACGACCTAGATCAGCTAGGCAGAGAGATTAAGCAGCGGCAGGATCGGGCGTTCAGTGGAAGGATCTTCGGAGTTAACTTTACGTTAGACGTCCGCAAGGATTAACTAGGTCGAGTTGGCATAACTATTGTATACTTCATGGTTATGTCAAAAACACCTGAAAAACTGGCCTATCAGCGCCGATATCGACTGAAAACCGGCAATAGCTGCACTAAGAAGTATGAGAAGTCACCTAAAGGGTTTCTCATGCGGACCTATAGAAATATGGAGTCCCGCGTTAAAGGAATTCAGTATAAGAAAGCTCACCTATATTTAGGTTTAGAGCTATTGCCCCGTGAAGATTTTTATACCTGGGCTACAACAGACTCTAAATTCTGGGCACTATTTGCTGGGTGGGCAGCTGCAGAGTTTAAGAGAACGCTTACCCCCAGTATAAATAGAATTGACACGTCTAGAGGATATGTATTGGATAATATTGAATGGCTAACTCATTCAGAAAATTCTAGACTAGGTGCAATTAACCGTAAACCTAAAGGAGCGCAATGAAGAGCTTCATTTTTGCAACTGATTTTCATTATGGCTTCGAGAGAGTCGGAGGGCACAAACGAGCTCTTCACGATGACAAAGCAATTAGCGCCATGTTTAAGTTTGCTGCTGACTTTAAGCCAGATGTTTTCATCTTAGGTGGCGATGTCATTGATGCTGGTTGTATTAGTCACCATAATCACGGCAAGCCCGGACTTACTGAAGGGCTTAGATTAATCGATGATGTTGCAGGAGCTCATTCCTCAATTATTGCTAAAGCAGAAGCACTGAAGCCTAAGGAGTTGATTTATATCACAGGCAACCATTGTGCTTGGTTAGATCAATTGACAGATGTAATGCCAGCTCTTCAGGGAATTATTAATCTAAAATCTCTACTAAAACTAGATAAGTGGAAAGTAATCCCTCAAGGGGGCCAATTTGACTTGGGCAAGTTGACCTTTATGCATGGTGACACTATCAGTGGCGGAGAACATAGTGCTAAGGCGGCAGTTATTAACTATGAGAGGTCTGTTCGTTACGGTCACATGCACACGCATCAGGTCTACACTAAGAACTCACCTATAGACTATAAGAACGCTAAAACTGGTATGGCGGTTGGGTGTTTGTGCCGAAAGGGACCAGGATATGGGAAGGGAAAACCCAATAAGTGGATTCAAGGCTTTCTGGTGGGCTATGTACAACCCAACGGAACCTTTAATGACTTTCACGTTAATATCGTAGATGGCCAGTTCGTGGGGCCAAACGGGAAGATCTACAAGTAGGCAATGACTCAATCCGGGGCTTTCGCCCCTAGTATATATGCACCCGCTAAGATGAACTAATGGCCAAGAAAAATCCTCAACTGCGTGACTTTGTTGTATGTGAATGGCGAGATGCCTTCTCTGACGCCGCAGGGGTGTTCAATGAGGAGGAGATCAGCCAGATCAAGTCGGTCAACTTCAAGACCTACGGGGTGCTGGCCAGGAATGACATGGGAGTGCCCTCTGCTGATGCTGTGGTTGTCATTGCCACTGAGGTAGGTGATGACGGAAACTACCGAGGAATTACCAGTATTCCCGCAGAGATGGTAGTATCACTGGACTTGTTGAAAGCAGGGAAGCGGAAACGTAAGGCAAAGATTACCAAAGGTGCGGAACAGTCATGAGTGAGACACACGTAAAGAATGACAACGGAGTATTGCGGTA